TTAGTCCCGGAGACGCAATGGCTGCGTCCGCAGTCTAGGCAACCACTGCGTCGGCAGAACCTCCTCAGCACGGAAGATTGCAGCGACTTCTTCGATGTTCATAGAGGTCAAGTCCCGAGCCCTGACGTTCTGCCAGGCCCTCACCAAGCGATCAAACAACTCCAACACCTGGTTCGGACGCACGAGGTACACGTGCGCGTCGGCGACGTTACGGGCGCTTTGGAGTACGCCCGGCTTTGGAGTGTCCAGAAAAGCTACCGAGTCGCTCGGCGCCGCGGTCCCACGCTCGGTCTCCACATGATTCAGGTGCCCGCCGGCTTGGCGAACATTGCCCGCACCCACACTGCCCGTCAGTTTGGACATGCTCTTGGCTTCCCACACCACCCACTGTGCGTCCCCAAAAATCCAGACAGCGTCAGGTGTCGCCGCCTCTTCCTCATCGTTGTATGTGTAGCTTTCGGCCGCGCCAGCCAGTTCCCCGAGCAACACAAGACCGTCCTCGTACGCCTTGTACTCGGTAGCCGCCAGGCCAGCACGCGCAACCGCTACTTGTGACTCAAAGTTCTGCGGCTTCGCCAAGTCCGTCGCGCCAAGCACTCCGCGCATCGCGGCTTCGTCGAGTTGATCTAGGTTCGGCGTGGTCGGACTCGCAGTCGCCTCAGCCGGTGCAGCGAGATGGGATAGCCAGTTAGTGCCTCGACTCGCCGCGCGGGCCGCCCGGTAGTAGCCTTCCGCGCTTGCATGAAGTGACTCGTCACCGGCGGACGCAAGCCGCGACGCGACATTGAAAGCTAAGTAATTCCATAGCGCAGCATAACGCTTCGGACCACGGCCAGCACTAAGCCGATCGACTACCTGACGGATTGATATTAAAGATTGTTGCCAATCGCCTGCCCAAATTGCCTCGTAGGCAACAACTTCTCGACGTGCAGCACGTTGCAATTCGTCAGTACCTGGTGCCGCTTTTCGAACATGCAACTCTCGCGCGGTGACGATATCGGAGTCAACAGCGGCCCACTCCGTGTCGTGTCTTTCGAAAGTTTCCAATCGCACCGTCATTTCATCCGAGGTCGTGTCGATGCTGTTCTCCAGACCAAACTCCAACTCGGCATGAACCTCGGGATGCATAGCACCCTGCACATCGAGGTTCGTTAAATACGAGGTGAGATCGCTGCCGAGCACCAAGACGGCAGCGTAGTCGCGCGAATTACGCGTCGCCCGACCGGAACCCTGCATGATTCTTGCCCGGATACGTTCCTGCAGTACCTCCACCGCGCCCAGCGATTTATGCAGGAACTGTTCCTGGAGGTCCCCATTTGCAGGAAGACCATTTAGGATCACCAATCGGCAGTCTTTATCAGGCAGGTCGATGCCATCGTACCTGTTGGTTAGCACAAGTACGGCGGACGAATTCTCAACGAAAACATCCAAGTTTTCTTCAACCTCGTCAGCTCGAAGAGTATCGAATCCATCCGGCACCTTGCTGGCCACAAATGCATCAGCAGTACGATTGTCTGGCGAAAGGACGATCGCACGGCCAGCCCTCTTGATAGTTTCAGAAATAAATTCGTTAAGCTTTTCCTCGTCGGTTGACAGATCACTGGTCAACTCAGGAAAGGAGAAGAAGCGACGGCCAGTCCCTTGCTTCTCCCACCCCTTTGGAATCGGGATTCGGGTTATCTTACGACGACCGAAGCTGCGTTCGAGTTCACCACCTGAGCCAAGCGTCGCGCTCATGTACACTCGTCGAGCAGGATTATTGAATGCCGCATGCTGAACGGTCGGAACTATCAACGGACGTATCAGCAGATCACGGCCGGTGACATAGATGAGGCAGTGCTCAATATGCCCCTCCAAGAATTTCCAAGCATGCCGAGCACTGGTAGAAACCTTCCCTTGCGCAACTGCCGCAGACAGCACCCGCTCTACCTGCATCGCATTTGCGCTGACACCTAGCGGCGAGGCAAGATACACAGTGCTCGCGCGCCCGCTGGGACTGTTTGTGCGCAGGCGCTCAAACACGAAGGGGTCCATTGCATTGGCAAGCGTCGCGAGCACGTCCAAATAGGCGCTTTCATCGTCCTTCCGGCTTATCTGCATCTTCCACGGGTTGGCGACGTATCCCTCAGCGGCATGAGCATCGTCCAGCAGAAGAAGCTCAGCGTTATTCAAAGCCGGGTTTGAATTGAATACATGACTGTAGACACTCACCGCAATGGCGGCAGCAGAGTTGTAACGTGCCCGATCAGCTATATTCCAAGACTGCACTTCATTAACCAGTAGTACATTCGGTATACCGTAATCGGTTAGCTTTTTGGCGGTCTGCCGTGCCAACTGTCGTGTCGGACAGAGATATGCGACCCGCTCTTGGAACTTGCGACGACGATATTCTCCGATCAGACCGCCAACTAGAGTCTTGCCAGCTCCAGTCGGCAACTCCAGTGCAATATCGGCTTCGCTGCGAAGCTTCTCGTCGTTCCACGAACGAAGAACATCCGCTTGGTGTGACCAGAGATTCTCAGGACCCTCATTGGTCAGGGCCAGCGCACGGTACAGGCTCTCAGGATCATCAAAGACGGCCACGGGGGCGGACTTGCTCTTGAACACCATGATTCAGTACGTCCTTCGCGTCAGGGCATCGGGCAACCCGCTATTTATGCCACACGGACGATCAAACCTGCTCCAATAGAATGCCAAAACTCCCATCCCGGAATGTGCGCGATACCCCGAGATACATTCAAACGATCGATACCGAGCTTCCAGTTCGCCTGGAATGATGCGCGGGTGACGACTCCGACTCCCCCAGGCTGGTACCCGGATCCCTCGAATCCAGCGACCCTTCGGTACTGGGATGGATTCCGTTGGACCGGGGCGACGCAGCCTGCTCCGCCGCGCATGCAAGCGCAGCCTTTCGCTGCTACGCCTCCCAAGAACGCCAATTCATTTAGAAACGCAGTGCTTGGTGTTTCAGGGGCGCTCGTCGGTGTTGTCATCATCGGCACAGCCCTCACAGGAGGGGATGAACCCTCGTCCAATTCGGCGCGCACATCAACCACTACTCAAGTCCAGCCAGCTGGTACGGATGCCATCCGGCCGACTACGGGGGCAGCGACGTCGACGGCTGCGGCCGCGCACGGGTTCGGAACCGAAGTCCGTGATGGCAAGTTCGCATTTGTGTTGACCGACATGGAATCTGGGCTGTCCACCATCGGACGTGAATCGTCGATGTTCAGTGAGAAGGCCGAGGGCCAGTTCGTGGTCGTGCACGTGGACGTCACCAATATCTCGAAGCAGCCCCAGTACTACTCCAGCCTGAATCAGGTATTGGTCGACGACCAGGGACGCGAGTTCACCAACGACAGCTCGGCTGAGTTCAGTCTTGACGGCGACGATGAAGGCGACGGTGACCTCAATCCCGGGATCACGCGCTCGACAAGGGTGGTCTTCGACATCCCGATCGGCGCTGTGCCAGTCGCGCTGGAAGTGCACGACTCGATGTTCTCGAACGGAGCACGGGTGAGCTTCGGGTGAGCTGTGGCCTAGGTGGTACTCGTCGATCCATTCATTCGACCTATACCGCATGTCCAGTTCGTCTGGTTTGATGCGCAGGTGACGACACCGACGCCCCCGGTTGGATGGAACCCTGACCCGGACGGCAAGCCTCACCTTCGCTGGTGGGACGGCAAGCAATGGACCTCTGCCACCAAAGCCCTACCCCGCTCAGCAACACCAGACGGGCCCGGCTGGTTCCCACTTCCGTCCAACCCCAAGATCGAGCACTACTGGGATGGAGAGAAGTTCACGGAGCAGCGAACCGTCGCGGCGACGACTGAGCAGCGCTCGAAGGGCTCGAAGGGGAAAGTTGCTCTTGCCGTTGCAGCCTTAGCCGCACTCGCACTCGCAGTCACTCTTTACGCCCGGGGCGACGCCGAGGACAACAAGAGCGCGAACGCTCCGACCAGTGCTGCACGGACCACGGTCTCATCTGCAATCACCTCTCGGACACCCTCCCCGGCGCCGACGCCGGATGTCCCGCTCACTACACCGGTGCGCACAAGCGCGACGAATCAAGCTGTCGACGCCACGCTGGTCGAGGTTCTCGACGCCGAGGGGATTCGATACTCCAGCAAAACGGCAATCGTCGACCTCGCCCAGGGCGTGTGCAACGACTTCGGCAGGGGTGCGAACTACGCCGACGAAGTCGCCGGCGTGACCATCGGAAGCAACGGCGCGTACGACCTCGCCGACGCATCGTTCATCGTCGGAGCGGCGGTTGCGGGCTACTGCCCACAATTCGAAGGCGCCCTCCCAGGTAGGTGACTACCCGACCTCACCCGCAATACGAAGGAGCACCAAGTCGTGTCCCGAACGTCTGGTTTGACACCCGCATGACGACACCGGCACCCTCAGCAGGTTGGCATCCCGACCCTGAGGGAAGACCTCAACTTCGCTGGTGGGATGGGAGTCAATGGACGTCGGCGACCAAGCCGCGAGCGATCCAAGAGGGCCCGAAAGATCCGCCCCCGCCGATCGATCCGAAGGTGAGGAAACGGAACAACCTGATCGCGGTCGGCGTTATCGCCGCAGTCATGGCCGCCTTGATCGGATTCGGCGCTCTCGCTGCGAACGAGGAAGCATCGACAGCGTCGAGTTCGCGCGAGACGACCATGACGACCACCACCACGGCGGCTGCGACGACCACGACCACCCGCTCGCGGCCGCCAGCAGCCTATGCCCCACCCGTGGCCCGCGCGACAACGACCAAGGCGAGCTCGATCGACAGCTCGGGGGCTCCGCTCTTCATCGCCGCACTCAATCGACTCGACTTCCCGAATGACTACGGAAATGACTACCTCATGCTTCAGGCGATCTACGTATGTGCGTCGCTCGATGAGGGGAAGACGTTCCTCGCCACGGGAGCGGGACTGCTCGAGAGCAACCCTGAATGGACGCCGGAGCAGGCCGGCCAGCTCGCAGGCATTGCAATCGGCGCCTTCTGTGACCAGCACGAGGGGAAGATCCCCGGCCGATAAGCGGCAGCTATTGAAGTGCGGGGTCAGTGTAGATCCCACGGGTTTGGCGGCGGTCCCGCTCTGCTGGTTGTCCGTTGGCGCACCGAGTAGAAATGTCGCGTTAACCCTGTCCATCTACTCTGCCGACGCGCACCACTGGCAGGCCCTATGGGGTTGTGCGCAGACCTCGCCGGCTCCCCCGAAGTTGCCGGCGGGGTCACCTGCTGTCGGGATACTCGCGGTTACCGCATTTCTACAACTGTCCCCAAGTCGTGGACGTGCTCTTCTGCCGGGGCATTCGTCGCCGCGATGTCGCCGCCGACACCATGCGCGAACGCAGTCCCTCGGCTTACCGCAAATGCCACCGGCACTGCGACGATAATTGAGACCAGGGCGACGCCCGCATCGAATGCAAGCCGCATGACGCCGACCGCACTGGCCGCCGTCTCAGATATGCGCATCATCCCTCCAGAGGTCGTTGCAATTTGTGTATACGCCCTTGACGCAATCTTTCCATTGATGCCAGTCGAGATGTGAATGGGATGCGCTCACGCCATGGAGGTTCCAAGCGCGGTACTCACCAGGCATAGAAGACCGTCCGGTATCATTTCCACCGCCGCCTCTCCCATTCTCAGGCGGCGGAAGCCCCACCGGACGCGTCAGTCGTGTTTCGCGTCGGTGGGGTTTTCAGTTGCGGCACAGGGCGTCACTGGCGGGCAACCTTCCGGGCCCGTTGACGGCGTTGTCTCGCGGGGAGGACCATCGAGAGATGACGACTGATGAGGAAATACGCCAGGTCGGTCATGTTGTCGAGCGACTCGTTCGCAAGCATCCTGAGGTGGCCCGGGAAGCTATTGCCGCCGCGGTACACGATGCGCATTCACACTTCGACGGGTGCAGAATCCGCGATTTCGTACCGTTGTTTGTCGAGCGACGCGCACACGAACAGTTGAGATCCGGGATGCGAACGATCGTGAAGATGTCGGCGGGAGCTGCACTCTAATCGGACACCATCGAAACCACCCCGACTCGCTAAACGCAGGATCATCGGCACACTTTCCGCCCACCTGGATGTGCACGGTGCCGCATAGCGAGGCTCTAGATACTCTGGTAGGGCGGGCCCGGGGCAGACGCCCGAGGGGTCGGCCCCGGACCCACTGGCAGAGAACCCAGAAAGTCACGTGGCATGCGTCACAGTCCCGGAATTGCCGCGCGGCGGTTTCTAGACTCTTCGTCGCACCGGCCATCCCCCCGCATTGAAGGCCGGTGTTGCGACCCCGTCAGCCGACCCCCAGTGGCTGGCGGGGTTCGCGCATCTTGAGTCCGACGCGCATTCCAACGCATACGGATGACGCACGCCCGGCTGAGGTCTACGGCCTGGCGTCCAGCAAATACAGGCAGGGGCGACATTACTCGCGAGTAACTGGTACGGACGTCTAAGATTTGACGCGCACCGGATGACCCCCAATTCCATTCGGTGCCGGACCCCGCTGTTATCCAGTCCCCCGACGCGTGCGCGGCGGGGTCCTACTTGCCCCCCGCCCGACGTAATCGTCGGCCCGGTCAACGAGGACGGCACAATCCCACGAGGCACCACACGCGGATGGCTACCCGAGACGATCGACGAGTGGAACGCCAGCCGACCGGGACGCCGTGCACGTACCGACCTCGCCCACTAACCAAAAACCCGCCCCCACCTTGACAGGTGGGGGCGTTCATCATTCGCGTGCGCAGCGTGAGGCATCATGTTCCGAGTGGCTGCCTCCGTCGAACTTGAATCCCGTCAGGCCCGCGACAACCGCACCGTTCTGCTCACCGCAGCAGTCGGCATCGTGGCGCTGATCTTCAATCTGATCCGCGTCGGTAGGCCATCGATGTGGCGGGACGAAGTGGTCACCGCGCTGATGGCGGAGCGTGGACCGAGGGGAATCTTCGTCCTCGCCGGCCATATGGATTTGGTTCATACGCCCTACTACTTGACGATGTGGGCCTGGTCCACGGTCTTCGGGACGTCTGAATGGAGCTTGCGGCTTCCATCGGTCGCAGCGATGGCGGTCGCGGTCGCCACCCTATTCGTGCTCGCGCGGCGGTACACGACGACGCTCGGTGCGCTGATCGCCGCCGCCCTGTTTCTGGTACTTCCATCGACTACTCGATACGCGCAGGAAGCGCGTAGCTACGCGTTCATCGTGGCCGCTGTCGTCATCTCGACCCTGCTCTTGCATATCGCGCTGGAAGCTCGTCGGCGCGACTGGTGGATCGCGTACGCGGCAGCCCTGGCCGTGGGCGCGCTATTCAGCTTCATGTCGCTGACGATTCTTCTCGCCCACTTGGTTCTCCTTTGGCGTCGAGCTCCCATGAGTACGGTCACCTACGCGTGGGCTCCTGGCGTTTTCGTGGGAGGGCTACTCGCGTGGTTCGGGTCCGGACAAGCGCAGGCCGTCGGATGGATACCTCCTGCAGACTGGAAACGCCTGCAGGATGCGTCAATGCAGCTGGCCGGATCACAGTTGACAGCGATGCTGTTCCTCGCGACCGTGGTCGCCCTTGCGGTGTGGATGATCGGCTCGCAGCGATGGCAGGACTTCGGCTGGCTGCTGATCGTCGCCACTCTGCCGCTTCTCCTGTGGATCGCCGGCCACTTCGCCAGCGTCTTCGTCGTCCGATACGTACTCTTCGTCGTACCGTTCTATGCCTTGATCGCTGCGATGGTCATGACCCGTGTGCACATCGTTGCGGCGCTGGCCTTCCTGCTCGCAGTGGCACTTCCCTCGTACCCCGCGCAGCGCGAGGTACGTTCGCAGCTCGGCCATGGCGACGACTTCCGTACTGTCCACGCCCTGATCGCGGGGCAAGCGCGCCCCGGCGACGCAATCATCTTCGACTTCACCGCTATTCGTACAGGATTCGACTACTACAACGACCGGACACCGACCATCCCACTGGCTGATCCGCTGAATGTGTCCACCGCGGATGATCTGACGACGTTCGGCAATCTGAGCAAGCCGTGTACGCCCGCGGCCCTCGCTGGAATCAGACGACTATGGGATGTGCACGTCCCTGGCTCGCCACTGGTTGCGCGCACCGGTCAGACGATCTGCGGGACCGATCTCCGGCTCGTGGGGACGACTCCTCATGGAGGCGTGCTGGTCAGCCTCTACCAACGCTGAAACGACAAATCAGCCCCGCCCCATTCCGAAGAATGGGGCGGGGCTGTTTCGCGGAGCAGGGACTCAGATCACCGACCACCCAGTGCCGTTGGAAACCAGTTTCAGCACTCCGTAGTTCGTGTTGATGGTCTTTGGCGTGGCACCGTCGATCGTCTCACCCGCTGCCGCGTTGACGACGATGTTATTCGTCGCCGCGTTACCGGCCGCATCCTTGATCGTGAGCATCGTTCCCGCACCGGGACGCGGGATCGCCAGTGCATTGCCCGAGGCGGTCGGCGGCAGATTCACTGTAGTTGCGGCCGACCTATTCACCAGAATCACGTCATCGACATGGGCAGCCGCATACGGGGACGCCGTCACAGTGGTGATGTGGGCAGGCTGAATCGCGTTGTGCAGCTGGCTCAGCTTCGGCGGCAGTACCCGCCCAACGACGATCAGGGGTTGCACCGCCGCCGGCACATTCCATGGGATCTGATTCGTCGTCACGTAGGCATCGGACATGTCGACAGACAGATAGATGCGATCGGTCACAGCGATATTGCCGAGGCCATACAGCATGTGTGGGACGACGTCCGCCGATGACAGGCACGAGTACTTGAGATCGATCACCGCCTTGAGCAACTGCATTGAAGCCCCGGACGGCTGAATCGAGATGCCATGCGTTGCCCCGTTGGCGAAGCCCCGGGCACGGTTGCTGATGTCCACCTCCAGGTCGAGGTCGTAGAAGCCGTCGCCCACCCATACGGGGCGGAGCGTCGGTCCGGAGACAACCTCACCCTCGATGTAAACCTTCGTGTTCCGCATCCTCACCACGCAGGGATGTGCGGCGGGAGTGATCGGCGCGAGGCCCGACCGCCAAAGCCGAATACCCGCGTACGACGCACCGGCTTGGGCGGACGTGTTGTTCAGCTTCACGTCGGCCTTGAAGGTGTCGATGTCCACGAATGGTACGAATCCGAATGCCACGATCGAGTTGCCGGAAGCGACGTCGGACACGACGTTTCTGCTGCGGCTGTCCCGAATCCGTATTCCGGGCAGCGGCAAACCGCTGTTCGGATTGAGCCACCAACCCTTGCCCGGCGTCAGCTCGTTGACCGCCGAGCATCGCGCATAGCGGACGTTCTGCATTTCGTGATCGACGAGCACCACGTCCACACCTGACGCCGCCGCGGCAGCGGTTGACGTGTCGATGCCGCGAATCAGGGTTAGCGAGGTGGCGGACGCCCTCTGGTAGAGAGCGACTTCGCTGCCGATCCGCACCACTCCCGATGCGGGGAAGTTCGCCGGGAGTGTCGCAACGGACGCAGTGGTGGCTACGTTGTCAAGCGCGGCCGTCAGTGTGGTCTTCGTCGGACCCGATGCCGACCTGGCGGGCGGGCTGAAGTTCGTCACGTAGTAGCTCGCCGAGTAGGTGTTCCGCATCTCGCAGTCGCTCACAGATGCGGAGACCGGCTGATCCAGCTCGATGCCGACGTCAGCGGAGTTCACGCCGACGCAGCGCGAGAAGAGCACGTTGCCGACCGGGCAGTCCTGCCCGACGAGGTAGTTGTACGATCCTGAGTTCATTGTGGGGAGCAGGCTCGTATCGTGATAGCAGTCTTCGAACAGCACCTCGTCGATCCACGATGTCGCGGAACCGGAGACACTGAATCCGCATTCTCCGCCGGTGATCCTGACCCTACGGACGTTGATTCGTTCCGCCTTGCCACCTGATCCGACCCCGAGGTAAAACCCGAAGCGCAGCGACGGAGTGAAAGCGCCCAGCCCGTTGCTGTACTGAGTCGGCACGTTGACGACGTCGACGTCCTCAACTGTGATGTCGCGGAAGATCGATGCGGTGCCGGCGGTTGATCCGACGTTGTTGTTGCCGAACAGCACGTGGTCGTAGAGGTACCCGTCGATGTAGTCGCCGGCCTTCAGCGTCTTCGCGGAAGTAGACGTGTTCCACAGTTGCATCGTGGTCGTGACACCGCCACCGGGCAGGGTGAACAGCAGTCGGGTTCCTGCGAGGGTGCCAACTCCTCCCACCCGAGCGGAGGCCCACTGCGTACCGGCCCCGGAGAACGATGAATTGTCCGCCACAGTCACAGTCGTGTACTGGCCGGGCTGCAACGTAACGTCCGCAGCGACCGTCGTGGACCCGAGCATGACCGGTGTCACTCCGCCAGCGTCCACACTGAATCCGCGAACGGTGATGTTCGCGAACACATTGCCAGCACCAGTCCCGTAGAGATCGAACAGGCGAGGTACCGAGCGTGACAGTACGAACTTCGTCGCCTGCTTGCCCGCACCTTCGATCAGGAGCGGCTGAGCATTCGCGGGGATCCGGAGTGCGCCGATTCCGCCGGGGCCTGTGAGTGCAACTGAGCCCACACCGATCCGTAGGACCCCGGGTTTGCCGGATGCGTTCCAGTCGCCGATAAGCGTCTGGAGATTGGCGAAGTCGTCCGGAGTGCCGGTCGGGATGAACGTGTGCGTGTAAAGGTCTACGGGCGCGTACTCCGCGTCCCCGACCGCCGTGACCCGCTCGTCAACCTGATCCTGGCTCAGTCCGGCTGCACCCCATACGATCGTCGACCCGGCCTTGATCAGCGCCTGGCCGTCGATGCCGCCGGTGGGCGTCGTCACCTTGGTGCCGAGCTCATCCGAGAACGGTCCAGTTGGCTGCAGCTTCGCCTGCTCCAGCGATCCGTCCTCGATGTGAGTGTTGGTCACGGCCCCAGGCGCGATCTTGCTTGAGTCGACCGATCCATCCAGCAGGCCGCCCAGGGGCATGCCGGAGCCCTCAGCAGGCCAGCCAGATTGGTAGACGTAGATCATTCCGTCAGCCTCGACGAAGAACGCCGATCCCTCCGCTGGCGCGGCGGGGAGACCCGCGTAGGTTGCGACCTGGCCGTCGATTTGCAGGCCGTCGCCCTGGGGTCCAGGGACGGTGCTTTCGAGCGATGTGAGCCACTGCGCCTCGGTGCCCACAAAGCCGTCGGCGACGGCGATCTCGTACGCCGATGCCCCGGGCACGTCGCTGACGAGGGACGCCAGCCAGGCCGCCTCATTGCCCACAAACCCGTTCTGAACCGCGATCTCGTAGGCAGACTTGCCTGACGATTGCGCGGCATCCTCTGCTGCGATAGCGGACAGTGCTGCAGCGTCCGCCGATTCTCCCGCCTGCCGGGCTGCTTCCACAGCGCGCGAGACGACGGGGCTCGGTTGCGGGACGTAGTTCTGAATGTCAGGCCATAGCGGGATCGGGTCGTTGTCGGGGTGGTCGGGAATGACCAAGTCATACTCTTTCCCACCCCACGACACTTTCGCCGGACCAGGGACGAGTGACGGCGTGGTAAGCACCCCATCGACCGGTTGGACGTCTACCCAACCGTTGGTGATGATCGCCGATTCGTCTGTGCTCGGGCTGAGGTTGTCTTCCCGGTAAAACCAGAAACGGGTCTGGTCTCCAGCACCTGCTATGTCGGTGACGGGCTGCGAGTAGACAGTCACAATCTCTCCTCAATTCGTGGATCAGGTTCGGCCACAGCTACAGATCGATCTCGACAGGCCGTGGCGGAACTTCGTCACCGCGGTCCACGATGTGCCGCGACAACCTCGCGATGTACCCACGCAACGCGAGGACGAGCCGGTCGAGTTTGTTGATCGTGCGATCGCGTGCGTCGAGGCGGTCCTCGAGTTCGGCGACCCTGGCCTCGTACCGGGCAATGTCCCTCGCGTGCTGCGCCTCCGCCTCGGCGAGTGCATCCCTGGCCTTCGTCAGGTCCTTCTCGAGTTCGGCCTTGTCATCGAGCTTCGCCTTCGACAATGCACCGATGATGGTGGCGATGGCACCTGCGACGGCGAGGATCAGCGCGGTGAGGACGCCGATGTTCTCGACGGTGAAGACCGGTTCGGCGGCGATGACTGTCGCGGCATTGATCACCGATGCCCCCTTTCAGCACACCCGTAGGCGAGGCCAGCATTGACTGACGCGACGACCATCGCGATCGTGCCGGTGAGGACCGGCGTGGGCGGGACCGAGAACAGTGCTCCGAGGAGGACTGCGAGGCCGTAGAACGACCAGATGAACACGCCGAGACCGTGGGCGACGACGAAGCCGCGGCTGCGTGCGGACGCGGTCAGCAGGACGATTCCGGAGAGGATGAAGCCGAGAACCCAGTAGGGTCCGGCGTTTTCGACGTACACCACGAGACTGAGCTGGTCTGGCGGCAATTGGCGCCGGACAAGTTGCGACGGGCCCAGATACAGCAGCCCGACCGCGACTTGCCCGGCACCCAAGGAGGCCGCGACCAGCCGCGTGCCCAGCATCAGCCTTCGGTGTCGGAGTCGCGGAGCCCCAGAGTGGGCTGAAGTTCGGTATCACTGACATGTTCGACTTCGCCGTCAATCACGGTAGGCGTCTTCGCCGCTGCAACTGCGATACCGAGCACAGCCGCGGCGAGACCAAGGATCGATGCCCACTGGCTCTCGGTAAGCAGACCGTAGACCTGCCCCAGGCCCTGCGCCGCCAAGAGTGTGCCGTAGAGGCCGGTCCGCCAGGAGTCTGTCGAGTGGATGATCGCGAAGACGAGGGCCACGACGGACACGGCGAACGCTGTCCATTGCTGGGTAACCGACTCGCCGACGACGCCCCATGAGGCGAGGAGCGCGACGACGGCGCCGGCCACGACGTAGAACTTCTCCCGCGCCTGGGCGGGAACTGCGGTGCGGATGGCGGTGAGCGCGGACATCACTTGCCCCCTTCGATCTGTGCGAGCACGGCCTTGGCACCGGCGTCGCCCTTGCCTGCCTCGCGGCGGACGAGGTCAATCGCGGCCTTCACGCCATTGAGCGCGTCACGCTCGGTCGACTCCTCGTGAATGCGGGCATCGATGTTGAGCACCATCCCGGCGAGGGTGTCGACCGGTTTGTCGTTGGCGCGGTACTTCGATCGCGATGGCAGTCCCTGCGTGAGTTCGGTGTAGATCCGCTGCTGCTGAGCGTCGGACAGTGCCATGAGAAATCCCTCCTCGGGAGTTGTGGTTCCGGCTGCCTTGGCGAGCAAGACGTCCCACGGGAATCCGGGGCCGGGGTCGGTGTGGTCGGTGGAGTGCCAGGCATCGACGGTGTCGGCGTGCCCGCCGACGCCCTCCTGCCCGGCTCGCATCTGCGCGCCCGTGAGCTTGACGAGCGGGATGCCGTAGCGGTCGCGCCAGTCGCGCAGGACCCGGGCGCCGGCGTCGAGCTGCCGGCCCTGCGCGAGCCACTCGGAGCGGGACTGCGAGGCGCGTCCCTTGAAGCACAGGTGCAGGCCGCGCTCGTTCGCTGGCGATCCGGCAGCCCATGGCACATAGTTGTCGTCGTTCGATCGGCCGATCCGTCCGTCTCGTCCGACGACGAGCGTGTACGAAGCCTGGGCGCGCTCCTGGGCGAGCCAGCCGAGGAGGTCCTCGATCCGACCGTTGGGGTCGCCCTCGTCGGTGTGGACGATCGCGAGGCCGCAGTTGTTCGGGTTGCGGGGGCCCGAGTCGTTGGGCGAGAGCAGGGTGACGTCAGCTTGTAGCTGTCCCACTGGTGTACCTCCTGTTTCGGGTGGTGCCGAGCTGGCAAGCCAGGGCACGGGGTCGAGTCGGTCCGGACCTGGCTGCACCCACACGTAGCGGTGGACCTCGAAATGCAGGTGTGGCGCGACACCGCCGTTGGTGTTCGAGTCGGGATTGATACGCGCGATTCGCTGCCCGGCTTCGACGCGCTGGCCTAGGCGGACCTCGGGGATGACGTGTCCGTAGACGGTCGTGCCCGATCCGTCTTCGGTGGGGTGGTCGAGGACGACCCACTGTCCGAATCCGTCTGCAGGTCCGACCATGACGACTGTTCCACCTTGCGCTGCGAAAACTGGGTGGCCGCCCGATCCGCCGTTGCGCCCGAAGTCTGTTCCCCAGTGGAATCCACCGGAGCGGTTGCCGAATCCGCTGGTTACGTAGAACTCCGGCGCGACCGGCCGAACACGCGAAGGCATCAGGCCGGCTCGGGCTCGGGCTCGGGCTCGGGCTCGGGCTCGGGAATCACGATTTCGTACGGCTCGCCGTGTTCGAATCCTCCTGCCACCCAGAGTGCACCGGCATGATCAGCGATTCCCGTCACCGATCCGGGCAGTTTGTTCATCACGATCGCGCTGCCATCGGATCGTGCAGGAACGATCAGTGTTTCAGGCTGCCCGAACCCTTCGACGGTGAAGACGACGACATGGTCGTGCGCCTGCCCCTGGACCCGATCGGTCAGTGGCGCAGACAATCTGTACAGGTGCGCGACACCGGCATACCCGCCGATGTCGGTACCGATCTGTGTTGCAGTCGGCATGATGAATTCCCTTCAGTCATTGAAATATTCGAAGACGATCACCGAACCGTGGCCGCCGTTGCCGCCCTGGCCGCCGACGGTGGAACCCCCGCCACCGCCGCCGCCACCACCGGCCGGGAACCCGCCGTTGCCTGCGGTGCCACCAGCACCGGACGGGTTGTACGCACCGCCGCCACCGCCGCTTCCGCTGCCGACGATCACCCAGAGGTTCGATGCCGTCACGTAACTCGTGCCGCTGCCGCCGATCGACCCGCCCTGAAAGTCCAGCGTCGACACGTCGCCGCCGTACCCGTGGTCGGTGTCCGATGGGATCAGGGTTCCGTTCTGCCGGTACCCGCGGCCCGCGCCGCCTCCACCGCCGCCTGACAGCAGCGAGATCACCCCGTGCGTCGAGTCGCCGCCGTTCGCCCCCTCTGCGCCACCCGCTCCGCCGCGCAGAACCGACAACCCGCCACCGCCAGGAGTGAACAGGTGTGGTGCTCCGCCTCCCCCTTCGGCGCGGAGGAAGTCGCCGAATGTCGAGTCGGCGCCGTTGCCGCCTGGCGACCACCCGCCGCCGAGCGGCGCGGACAATCCGCCCCAGCCGCCTGGGCCGATCTCGACAGGTACCGTCGCCGGCAGGGACTCCGCGGGGATACGCCGCTGTGTGCGCACGCACCCGCCACCGCCGCCGCCTGCACCGCCGAACCGTTGGGTCGTGGTGTTGTTCGCGGTGCCAGTCGCGCCGCCACCTCCGCCGCCGCGCAGGATCAGTTCGATTGCGGCCAGATCCGGAGGCTTCGTCCACGTGCCGTTCGTGGTGAACGCGACCATGTTGACGCGCCCCACGGTTATGTCATCCGTTCGATGATGAACAGGATTCCGTTCCCGCCGCGGCCGCCGTTGCCTTGACTGTTGATCGAGGTACCCGGACCGCTACCACCACCGCCGCCGCCGGGGAACGCGCCGGTTCCCCCGTCGTTGAACCCGGCCGCGCCTCCACCGCCGCCACCGCCACCCGTCGCGACGACCGTCGCCGGCGGACTGCCGTTGTTCCCGGCACCGGATGCGGTCGCTGCACCGCCGGGGGATACTCCGCCCGCGCCGCCCGCGCCGCCCGTGATGCCCAACCCTCCACCGCCACCGCCGCCACCGCCACCGCCACCGTTCAGCGAGTACGGGGACACAGATCCTTGGCCGGTGGTGTTCTGGACTTCGGCTGCCGGGTCCTGCCCGCCCTCGGCCTGCCCGTTGCCCCCGCGACCGCCGGGGATCATGCCGATCCCACCGGCGCCACCGGTCGCCCCGTAGGACGTGCCCTTCGCGCCGCCGTTGCCGCCGCCCGCCGTCAGCCACCCACCGAACGAGACGTTGCCGCCGCCCTGCCCGACACCGCCTGCGGTTCCGCCGGCACCGCCACCGAGCACGGTGATCGGTACGGGGTCGTACGCGCTGCCCGTCTTCGGCAGAAGAGTCGCAGGAACCGTGGTGTGAATCTCCCCGCCACCACCGCCGCCTGCGCCGCCCGACCTGTTGCCACCGAAAAAGTTCCACTGGCCCGAACCGCCACCCCCGCCGGCCGCGATGAGGATCAGGTCAATCGATGTGATTCCCGGTGACGGGTAGTAGGTGCCGTTCGAGACGAACGTGATCGCGTTGCCCTGGAGAATCAGCGAGTCGAATGCTTCGCGCAACTCGAGTAGCTGCGACGTGTGATCCTGAATGATCGCCAGGTCTTTCACGTAGTTGCTGTTCACGTTGCCGAAGATGGCGGACAAGATGTTCGGGAATCCGCCGAGCAGTAACCCCAGAATGCCCTGGTTGCCGAGTGCGTCGGCGAGATCGCCGACGTCGTCCCAGCCGGTGTTCGGTCCGCCGGGAACGAAGTTGTCGGGTGAGGTCACGAGTCCTTCTCCGGTGGCGTAGTGGTGCTGGGTTCATCCATGGCTTCCTGGAGCAGCTCGAGTTGCGCGGCGCCTGGGAGCGCGGCGAGCTGCGCGCGAATGTGCGCGTAGGGATCGGCACGTTTCGGTTCGGGCATCTTCTTCGATCGCCACTGCCCCGGGTTGTGCGGGTGGATCGGCCCGGTGGCCGGTGGGTCGTACCGGTCGAGTGACTCCTCGACGGGCCGGAACCCCAGCCGCTCGAGGTGCCGACAGAAGGAATTGATCTCGTCGGGCTCGAATGTGACGGGCGGTGACCCGGAGCCGTTCGTCGGCGGATGCATCAGCGCGTAGGCGTAGGGGTGCATGGTGGTCGGCAGGGCCGCCTGTAGTTCTTCGGGTGTCACAGATATCTCCTGGTCTAGACGGCGCTGCTGTGCTGACGCAGCGCGCTACTGACGGCTTCGAGCCCGCGCAGTGCGCGGGTGCCGGCCAATTCCTCGGACCGGTAGTCGCCGACGTTGATCTCCCACGGCTGGTCGGGATTGGCACGGTCCCAGGACTGACGCACGGATGCGATGTGCGAGAGCCAGATCCGGTCGCCGATCTCGAATCCGCAGCGGTGCCCGTCGTCGATGTGCAGGCCAACGCGGTACGGCGCCGCATCGTCGACCTCGGCGGCGAACGAGACATACCCGCGAGCCTTGTGCAGGCCGACGCGGATCGTCTGCAACCCGGACGGGGACACCGCAACCCCGCCGCCGGCCTCGAACCCACCCTTGTGCGAGTACGGCCCCATCCGCGCCTTGCGTTGATGGTCGATCCCGATGGCCCAGGCGAGAATGATGTCCTCGACGGCCTTGTCGAAGATTCCGAGCGTGAGCCATGGCAGGCCGATAGCGCTGCCGAGCAACCCCAGGAGGATGTTCGATACGAGCTTTGCACCCTGGTTAATGGCGTCGGGTGAGCGTCCGCCCGTCATGATCGAGTGCTCGATCGGCTTGTGGATCAACATCTTTGACTTCAGTCCGCGGTGCTGCCCGCGACGGAAGATGGCGAAGGGGCCGTTCGGGTCGGTGTTGTTCGGGTCGTCGTTCGGATCGGCGATGGTGACGGTGTCCGAGGTTCCATCGGATCCGAAGATGCGCAGCAGGTCGAGGATCGGGTCGAGGATCGTGCCGGTGATGCCGGGGATCGTGGCCCGCTTCTTGACGTCGAACACGAACGTCGGCCGGTCGAGGATGAAGTGGGTTGGGCACGGCTGCGGGTCCCCGGGTTCCCACAGGTCGCCGGTGAGTTGCAGTCCGCCGTCCTCGAGCGTCGGGTGGACCAGATCCCAGAAGTCGTCCATCCGTGCGCCGAGCGCGGTCCACGGTCCGACACCATCGCGTGATTCGATGTACGGGATCATCACCATCGGCCACTTCGCGTTGTCGAAGTTCGCCTGCCAGTTCGCCGCGTTCCAGATGTCGAAGAACGGAATCCACAGTGGTTGCTGCTGTCGCAGCAGGTTCCGATGGGCGTAGCCCTTGATCACCTTGATCGAGTTGCCCGCCTGGAAGTCGATCTTCGGCGCCTGGACAGTCAGCGGCGCGAACGTGTTCGGCCAGCACTGCCAGTGTTTGGCCTCGTCGAGGATGTGACGGGCCAGCGGCCGCACGATCGCCTCGCCGTGCTCGTCCTCGTCATACTCGATGTCGTAGACCTTGAAGCAGGCCTTCTTCCACGGCGAGCGGAACACCAGGAACATGTCGTGATCGAGGGACAGACCGTCGATCAGCCACGACGCGAGGTCGTCGCGGCCGTCGATGCCGACCGACGCCTCACCGACCTCGTTGCACATCGTCTCCCACGAGGCGTCGTACTCGCCCTCAACCTCACCGACAAGGGCGAGGTACTTGTCGTGGATCGTGACCCGAGTCCGCAGGAGTGCGAGTGCCGCCTCCTCGTGCTCCTGGGCGTCGATCGCGGCGAGGTCAGCGTCGAGGTTGTAGGTCACAGACGATCACCCCCAGGGCATTTCGTGGTAGCGCGGCAGGTGGATACGCAGCTCGGCGGGAACCGTGGAGCCCTGCACCTGGACCGGGATCTCGGTGGGCGGGGTGCGGGGCGGGATCTCGTGCATGAAGTTCACGCCGCGCATGGCCTTCCACACCTCGAATCCGGCGCCGGCGGCGCGGATGGTTTGGAAGTCCTGGCGGGTCTGGACCCGCCAGCCGGTGGTCTGCGGTTTGAGCGGCACCGTGCGGTCCGAGATACCGTCCGGCAGGATCCACTTCGTGGCCGGTGTGCCTTCGAACTTCATCCACAACGGCACATCGGTGGGGTTGTCGACAACCACTGTGCCTGTGTGCGACCCAACACCGGGTTCCCACTTGATGACGTCGGTTTTCGACGTGAGGTAGGGCCAGCACGCGACCACGACCATCTCGATGCTGATGCGGGTGGTCTGCATCGACATCCGGCCGACGATCTTCGGGTCCCGGTCGAGGCGGAGCCTGATCGATCGGGGGCCGGAACCGGTCTTGGTGATGATCTCGTTGTCGTAGTCGAACGACCACGCCGCCATCCAGTCGGCGAACGCCTTCTCGAAATCGGACCGGGTGCGGCCCTCGATCCTCACCTGGAAGTCGAGGAGGCGCTCCTCGATCTTCGTGACCTTCGGTGTCGAACCGTGCTGGTATGCCCGGGAGGTGCGGGTCGGGGTGCGGGGCGCGGGGACCCAGAGTCCGGCCAGGCCGTCCTCGATCCACGCTTCCCGCGCCCTCCCCCGCGTCGGGCCGCCGAGCGTGTACGGCGGCGTCCTGTTCCACCCGATCATGGTGATCGAGTCGTTCACCAACGCCTCCTGGACTCGGGGGCCTTGCCGTGCCCGCGGTCACGCTGGTTGATCATGATCTGGATCTCCCGTCTCGTTTCCGGGTCGAGGCGACCGTGGACATTCCAGGTGTCACCGCCCACACCGACAGGTGCGTACTCGAGCGCTCCCCGATCCGCCCCGGTGAGCACGTCACCCGGTGCGGTCGCTGCCGACTGGACCCGGTCGAGCATCGGGACCAGCGACTCGAACGCCTCGGTCTGTCGCGGCGAGAGAACCCGCTCGGGCCGGATGACGTCCTTGAGCAGGTATCCCTTGCCCGAGGCGATTCCGCCCTGGTCGTAGAAACCGTTCTTCTCCCAGAACGTTTTCGCGGCGATCGGGTCGCCGTACCGGTCGCGGATGTACTTCGCTCCCGCGACGCCCTGGGTGTACGGATCCTCGCTCTCGTCGGGCAGGTACTGGTCCTTCGTGGAGCCGAGGAACTGGAACAGGCTGAACGCACCCGAGGACGGGTTACGTGCCAGCGGATTCCACCCCGATTCCTTCTGGACGATCCAGTCGGTCGCGGCCCACTGATCGCCCTCGTTCCAGCCGTACGGCGCGAACGCGCGCTTCACGGCATCGACGACGGACTCCGGTTCCGCCTGCACCTCGACCGCGGCCGGCGCTTCCACCACGGCCGGGACAGACTCCCCCACACCAGGTTCGACCGCCGGGGGCTCGGCAGGTTTCTCGTCGTACGTGGCCTCATCCCGTGGCCCCGCCTGATCCGAGCGGCTGCGGCCCGTCTCGTCGACGAGCTGCATCCCCTCGAACTGGGACGAGAACCCACCCATGCTGAGCAGGTCGTTGCCCCACTCCGCAAGAAGCGAGGTCCCGATCTGCCCGCCGACACCGCCCCAGTCGATCTCACCGGCGTACTTGCCCGCCGCGGCGAAGTTCGCCTGCATGAACTGCATCACGTCCTCAACGGAGCGGACCTGATCCCAGTTCAAAACCGCCTCGGGCTTGCCGGTCTCGTTGCGGACGATCGACAGCCCATTCGGGATCCAACCGCCCTGATCGCGGAACAGCCCGCCGATCCCCTTGGCCTTGTCCCAGACCGACCCGAGCAGATCGCCCAAGCCGGTGACCTTGTCGGCCAGGAACGACGACGTCATGTCGCGGCCCTTGTCGAGGAACTTGGACGGCACACCACGCGACTCGGGCGGTGGAGTGCCGATCGCGGCACCGATACCGGCCTTGATCGGGTTTAGGAAGAAGTCGAAGATGTCCGAGATCTTCGACTGCACGAACGACTTCTTCCCGTCCGGAGACGGTCCGCCCCCGCCGCCGGGGCCCGCCGGCTTGAATGCGCCGTCGGCTCCGATAGCGAGGTGGAACAGGCCCGGGTGCTTGCCGGCGAACTGCGGGTCGTCGGCACCGGCCGCGGGCCCGCCGTAGGCGACGTTCCCGTGAGAGCCACCGGATTCGACGTTGACCGTCGAGTACCCGCCGACACCGGTCAGGGTGCCCGCGGTGTGTCCACCACCGGGCCCGCCCGGGTTGTCGTGCACACCGACCGAGAAGCCCTCGCCGAGACCAGGCGTCCACGGCTGGCCGCCGGGGAACGACCCGGTCGCCCACTTTCTTATGCCGTCGCCGCCGTTGATGATCGCGTCGGCGATCATCGACATGTAGCCCGAGCAGTCCTCGAACCCCCAGGTGTACGGGTTGCCGTTGCGCATCTTCGCGGCGCGGTGGCCGTTCTCGAGCTGCGTCTGCCACATCGGGCGGATCTCGCCGCCGTCCTTGTAGGCCGGGAGCAGCCAGTCGAACATGCCCTGCGGGTCGACGTTGCCGTACCCCTGCGATGCCACGCTGGCGCCGTAGGCGTTGAGGTTGTCGCGGCCGACCTGCCGAACGATCTGCCCGCCATCCCATTCGAACGGGATGCCGCGCAGGATCATGTCGCGGATCGCGTAGATCGCGTTGTGGCCGCCCGCCGCCTGCACCTCCTTGGTGGTGACCATGTGCTCGCCGTTCGAGCCCCACATCAGCACGTCGTCCGACGTGCCGCTGCCGGGTCCGAAGATCGGACCACCGGTCGCCCGCTCAGGGATGCCGGCGAGCGGCTGGGCTTCGCCGAGACCGAGGAGACCTGCGGCCTTGTTCCATGCCTTGAGGATGCCCTCGTTCCAGACCGTGTTGATCATGAAGTTGATCGGCTTCGCGAGGATGCCCTTGAGGCTGTCCCACTTGTCGCCGATACCCCTCACGACCTCGACGAAGAAGTCCTTGATCTTGCCCAGACCGCGCGTGAAACGATCCCACGCAGGCTGCACAATCTGGTCGATGACCCACGAGATCCCCTCGCCGAGCTTGTCCCAGGCGGGCTTGATGAACTTCTCCCAGATCATGACGAAGAAGTCGCCGATGTTCTGGAGACCTCGAACGAATCGATCCCAGAGTGGCTGCAGGATGGTGTCGTAGACCCAGCTCAGTCCTGCGCCCAACGCATCCCAGGCCGGTTTGATCAGCGAGTTCCACACCCAGCCGAAGAAGTCGCCGACTGCTTGCAGCGCGATCTTCAGTGCGTTCCACACCGGCTCGATCACACTGGTCCACACCCACGAGATCCCCGCACCGAGGGAATCCCAAGCCGGTTTGATCAGTGACGTCCACACCCAGCCGAAGAACGCGCCGAGCGCCTGCAAGCCGAGCTTGATGAGCTCGAACCCGGGCTGCAGGAAGGTCTGCCACACCCACGTCGCAATGTTGCCGATCAGGGTGAAGACACCCTTGATCGCCTCCCACAGCAGCAGGGCGGCCGCGATCACTATCGCGATCGCGACCTTGAAGATGGTCTTGATCTGATCCCAGAACGTGGTGACGAGGACGATGATCAGTCCAAGCGGGCCCATGACGATCGGCAGGATCAGCTTCCAGTTGTCACGGATGAACGAGACAACGTTGCCGAAGATCTCACCGATCTTCTCGAAGACCCCCTTGATGAAGTCCCAGGCCACCGACAGGGCTTTGGTGATGCCGCCCCAGACCTTCTCCCAGATCTTCTTCCCGGTCTCGGTCTGGGTGAAGAAGTAGATCAGGCCTGCAACGAGCGCGGCGATCGCGATCACGATGAGCGCGATGGGGTTCGCGCTGATCGCCGCGTTGAATGCCCACTGCGCCGCGGTGCCGATGAGCAGTGCTGCGCGGTGCGCGGCCAGGGCGACCGTGTTGGTTCCCAGCGTTGCAGCGGAGCGCCCGGTCGCGGCGGCGAACACGCCCTGTGCCACCGAGGCGACGAACATGATCGCGTTCCACGCGGTGACCGCCGCCATGATGACCTTCACCGCCATGACGGCCCCCAGGAGCAGCGGCGCGAACGGGACGAGCTTCTCGATGATGGTCGCCAGGTGCGGCGCCAGCACCGCGAGGACGTCCGCCCACGGCCGGAATGCCTCCACCAGACCGGGCAGGATGGGGGCGAGGTTGGTCAGAGCCTGTCCCAGTGCGGGCATCAGCTCCCGCGCCATGTCCATCAGCCCGGGAATGGAGTCCTGGATCGCCTGCCCCATCGCCACGAATCCGGGCGCGAGCCCGGACGCGGCTTCCGCGCCGAACCCGCGCAACAGCGAGAACAGCGGCCCAGCAACGCTGCCGATGTTCTCGAACGTCTGCCGGATCCCGTCGAACGTCGCACGGAGGTCGTCGGCGCTGATATTCCTGAGCTTCTCGCCAAGGTCCAGCAGCCACTCGTTGATCCCCGCTCCGCTGCCTGCGAAGGTCTGCGCTGCAGTTCCGAGCACACTGATCAGACCGGAAAACACCGACCCCAAACCGTTCTCGCCCTGAGCGAGGCTTCCGAAGAAGCGGTTCGATCCGTCGATCATTCGCTCCCAGCCCGCCGTGGCGGCCGGGCTGGAGATCGACGTCGCGATCTGCGACCCGATGTTTCCCAGGGTGGCGGCGAGTCCGCCGAGGCTCGGCGTGAGCCGGGTGATCAGACCACCGAGCGTGCCGAACGAGCCGATCATTGCGCCGCTGAAGCGGTCGGTGACCTCTTCGCGGAGGTTCTTGAACGACTGCAGCAGCGGCGCGAGCCGCTGCCCGATCATCGCCGCAAACGGGTCATCTCCCGAGGCTGCCGAGTTCTGCGCGTCCGCCATGCTCTGGTAGGCGTCCGCCACCGCTTCCGCGGCGTCGATGTTGGCCTGGGCCACATCCTTCTGCGTCTGCGCGGCATCGGCCTGAGCCTCGCGCAGCTGCTCCTGGGCGTCGACCTCGCGCCCCTTGGCTTCGACCACCTTGTCGGAGCCTTCGATGCCCTTGGCCTGCGCGTCGGCGATCTCGGCGCGCTGCTCCTTGTTCGAGGCCTTGATCTCCTCGAGAGCCTGCTCCGCCTCTTCGACACCGAGCTCCGCCCGCCACACGTCGAGGGGGTCAGAGTCACGATTGCCCTTGGTTTCGCTCAGGTTCTTTCTGGCCTCGGCCACGGCCAGAGTTGCGCTCTTCTCGTCGAGAGTCAGGCCCTTGAGGGTCCGCGCGTAGCCGTCGGCGTCGCGCTTGGCCTCCTTCCGGGCCCGGTTGACGTCGTCCTGCGCGTCCTTGACCGCTTTCTGCGCGTCGACGACCCGCTTCTCTGCGTCGACGATCTGGCGGGCGCCCTGCTCGGCGGTGCGGGCCTGCGACTTCTTGGCGCTCTCAACGGCCTTCATCGCCGATGCGCCCTGCGAGGACGAGGTGCTGGCAGCCTTCTGCGCCTTGTCCCACGCCGTCGCGCCATCGGACAGTCCGGCGAACGCCATCTTCGCCACGCCGATGGCGGGGCCGAGGATGCCGGCCGCGGCCGCGGCGACAGTGCCCATCGCGGCGGCGACGGCCGTCAGACCCGCAACCAGCGGACCGGTGGCGAAGCTGCCCACAACGGAACCGAGCGCCGAGACCGCACCCAACGCGACTGCGGACCCGACGGTCACCATGCCCAGCGCCTTGCCGATGCGCGTCAGGGTGCCGATCAGGCGCGATACTGCCGCCATGACCAACAGCGCCGCGGTGACCCGACCGATGTCCCGCGCGAGGATGTTCGCGGCCGCGGCCGCCAGTCGCAGCAGACCGGCGAGCTTGGCGACGCCCGCACCGGTCATCACCTTCAGCAGGGACGAGCTGACGAGCAGGCCCGCGCTGAAACCCTTCAGCACCCGTGCGGCGAGTCCGATACCGGCGGCCGCCATCCCGACATTCCTGACGACCGACCGTGCCGCGTCGTTGGCGACCGTGAAACCTACTGCCGCCATCCGCATTCCGGTGCCGATGGCGGAGACGAACCCCGCTGCGAAGCTACGGCCCTCCTCGCTGCCGCGGGAGTTCGAGTTCATCGTGGCGCTCATGCCGTCGACGAACCGGGAGCCGACCGTGCGGCCGCCGTCCTCGAAGCCTGCCGACAGTCGCTGCAGCAGCGTTGCACTGTCGGCCTCGGCGCGCTTGCTGTCGATCCGCGCCTCGATCCGTGCGACGCGGGTGCCCGCCGTCGAACGCTTCGACTCCGCCGCGTGCAACGCATCGGCCGCGGTCTGACTGTCGCGCTTGGCCTTGGCGACCTTGCCCTCGGCGGCGGCGAGTCGGCCCGCGTCGGTGACACCGCGGTTGCGAAGGGCCTGTAGTTCCTTCTCGGCCGAGACGACGTCCTTGGTCGCCGCAACCTCGCGGCGCCGTGCGTCGGCCGCACCCTTGGCGGCGCGATCGAGATCGGACTTCGCCTTCGCGAGCTGGCGCTGGTCGACCTTGACATCGATCTCGTGGCTGACCGGGTTGGCCTTGATCGCGGTCCGGACCCGTTTGAAGTAGCCGCTCATCGATGGCAGAACGTTGACGAACGCCTGCCCACCCTGTGCGTCAGCCACTGATCACACCTCCTGAGTTTGGATGCGCCGCGTGTAGCGGCTGCCGAGCAGCTGCGACGAAATGTCGTCGTGCTCGACGAGCGCCTGGTATTCCTCGGCGCGGTCACGTGCGGTCTGCGGCCGCGGTCGGCGCGCCGGCGGCTTCCCGCCCTTGCCTTTGAACTTCGGGCTCGCACCCCATACGCCGTGCAGGATCTGCGCCAGCGACTCGACCGCCTCGGTGAGAAGCTCGCGTTCGTTTGTCCAGCCCACGAGTGAGGGCCGCTTCGACGGCTTGGGCAGCTCGCCGCGCTGCTCCATCTCGAGGCGCTGCATCGCGCGCTCGTCGTCGTCGGCGATCGCCGCGTAGTACCAGCCGCCCTCCGGGAGTGCGGGCAACAGCCGCAACAGCCGGTTCCAGGGATTGCCCAGGTGATCGCGGACCCAGTCGTAGAGCCGTTCGTCGCCGGGCATGGTGAACAGGTCCTTCTCGATCGCGGCGCCGTAGCGGTTGATCTCGTGGACCAGGTACGCCCATCCGGCGTCCGGTGGAATGAGGATCGCGAAGTGCTCACGAATATCGTCGACGAGGTCGGCGAGTTCGGAGATCGGCCGGCGTGCGTAGTGCTCGGCGATCACGTCGGCCAGGTGCTCGCCGACGAGGAGGTCGAGCTGGTCGTGGACGGATCCGGTGCTGTCGAGGTCGGCGACGTCGGCCGCATCGGGCACCTCGACGACGAGTTCGGGCCCGTCCTCGTCCAGGTGGAAGACGAACGGGCCGGCGGCCTCATCGAGGAGGGTCTCGAAATAGGAGGCCGCCGACCCGTTGTCGTCGGTCATCGGTCAGCGACGACGTCCGACGCGGCGGCGGTCGCGGCTGCGCCGATCGGCCCGGTTCACCGCCTGCTCCGCATCGAACAGACCGAAGTGCTTCGACATGTCACGTGCGAGGTCGATCAGCGTGTCCGGGTGCTCCGGGCCGATGAAGTCGGCGAGTTCGTCGAACTGGTCGCCGAGGAACAGCTTGAGGACACGGCGCGTCGTCCGTGCCTCCTCGATGTCCATGACGGTGTCGGCGTCCGGCTCCTGGACCAGGAAGGTCGGCGATTCGCCGATCTGGAACTTGAACGGTTCCTTGCGCTCACGCTGCTCGCCGCCGTACTTGCGGACGTTCTGGTCGTCGAGCTGGGTCACGTTGTCGAGGTCCTTGCTCACTGTGCGCCTCCGGTGGTGCGTCGGGTGATCTTGGTCTTGGGTGCGTCGGCCGCTTCGTCGTCAGTCGGCTTCTCGCTCGACTCCACCGGGGCAGCCTCGGACACGGGTGGCGCGGTGGGCACGGTGGGCACGGTGGGCACGGTGGGCGCCGGAGCCGATTCGGGTTCGGCGGGCACCGGCTCGGGTGCGGGCCTGTACCCGGACGCGACCAGCTGCTTGTGCTCGACGTACGAGCTTGGTGTGTAGAGGCGACCGGCTGGCGACACCAGCGGTGTCGGTGTCCAATCGGCCTTGTTGATGGTGCGCATGTGTCCCACGACGGGACCTCCTTCGGTGACGGTCGGTGTGGCGGTCTGGATGCACTGGGCCGGCGGTCGACCGCCGATCCCCGCCTGCCCAGTGCGTTCTCGGGCCCGGCGCGTTGGCCGGGCGTCGGTCAGGCAGCGACGACGATCGACAGCGGCTTCTGCACGCTGCCCGGGGTCACGCTGTCCACGACCTGGACGGTGAAGTTCGACGTGCCCGCGGCGATCGGGGTGCCGGAGATGACACCGGTCGACGGGGCGAGGGTCAGGCCGGCGGGCAGAGTGCCGGTCGCGATCGACCAGGTCTTGCTACCGGTGCCGCCGGTGACCGTCAGGGTCTGCGAGTAGGCCGAGCTGACGGTGCCGCCGGGCAGCGACGCGGTGGTGATCGTCAGTCCGCCGCGCTTGAATCCGGCGTCCTCGAGGACACGGTTCCAGCCGGGACCACCGAAGTAGTGCCGCACCGCGACACCGTGGTCGGTGTCGACCATCGCGTTGACGGTCGTCGGCCACGTCAGCGACCCCTCACCGTCCGAGATGGTCTGCTCCCCCATCTCGGAAACCTCGCCCGCATAGAACAGGCGCCCGAGGAAGATCCGGTCTTCACCGGTGTTGAACTGGGACAGCGCCAGGTAGCGCTGCTGCCGGATCGCGGTGATGGCCGGCTGATCGAACGCGATCTCACCGGTCTCCGCGTCCGCGACCATCTGCGATAGGTCGACACCGAGGTTGTTCTCGATGTTGTACCGGTTCGCTTCCAGGCCGGTGAACTGGAGTCCGGCGATGTCGGAGATGAAGTCCGACCGGACCGGGTTGGAGTAACCGATCGCGCTGATGTCGGACTTCTCGAGTTCCCGGGTCAGGGTGATCGAGTCGTCCTTGAGCAGGAGACCGAAGTCCCATGCCCCCTCGGGGAGTTCGGCGAGCTGGGAGTTCGACCCTTCGGTGATCGCCTCGATCGGGTCGATGTCCATGCCCATCCCGTAGATGTGCGCGCGGTTCGGCTTGAGGATGAGTTCGCGCTGGTGACGCGAGACTTCGAGCTGTCCAATGTCGCTGACCATGATGCCTCCTGGGCATGAGGAAGGCCCGCGACGCTGGATGTCGTGGGCCTCGGGTTTGTGGTTTGTTCGGTGTGAGTCTCAGCGCCGCCAGGGCTTCTGCAGGCTGAGCGCGTAGTACGCGACCTCGCGGCGGGCGTCCGGGTTCTCGTACGGTTCGGACTCCGGAGGTGTGTCGACGCGGCACGAGTCGATGCAGATCGGTTTCGGTTCGTCCTCCACCGAGATCCCCTGACCGGCTATGTGTTCCATCCGGTTCGCGACCTGCCGAGCAAGCTTCGACGCGCCCCGCGGGTCCGGGTGGTGGCAGGTGATCTGCACGCGCGGGTAGTCGCTGATGCCGTCGTTCCCGCCGCCGACCCGATTGATCTGGATGCCGGTGCCGCCCTCGACGGGCGGCTCGGTATCCGTCTCACCAGCCGGGGCGAGGTACACCATCAGCACTTCCTGGATGTCCGGGAACAGTGTCTCGTCGATCTCGACAGCCATCTGTCACCTCCCCTGTCGTTCGATCGCGGCGATTGCGGCCCGTAGCCCGTGAACTGCCGACGAGCGCCTGGTGCCGAACTCCGCGGCGATAGGGTTGCCGCTACCAGCACGCGGGACGACGATGCGAGTCGCAGGCCGGCCATCCCAGCCCCTGCCATCTTCAAGGTGTGCCGAGCGCGCCATCTCGCCGCTGCCACCACGCGCATTCACGTGCCGTTGGAACGCTTTCAGCCCGACTCGGGCGTTCTTTCGGACGATCATCCGGAACTGATTTGAGTTCATAAGCGCCTTCGCGTCTTTCGACGTGAACCTGAACGTCCCTGGTTTCGGATCGGCCATCAGGTGCTCTCCCATTTCTTGAGGTATCCCTGTACGTGGTCTGGGGATCCGTCGTCGTCGAACCACGTCTGCAGGTCGCCGTCGACGTGCAACCGCGGCCCGATGCCGTCGATATCGAGGACGTTCTCGGTGGACTCGGGGAACCCCGGAGGTGCGAACAGCGCCCACCGGGTGTGCCGTTCGATTGGCACGCCCTCGATGGAGTTGACCGGCTGGACCGAGCAGCCCGGGTACTCGGCCCCGGGCTGCTCGGTCATCACGCCACGTTTGCCGCGGACCCGCTCGATCACCCGGACGGTCTGGTTTCCGAGCTCATCCATGGCTATCTCCGAAACAGTACGAGGGGCCCCCACTGTGTGAGATCCCGAGGAGTTGGTAGTGCGAGTCCTCGAAAGTCAGCAGCGCGCCGGGATTGGCGAGGGTGCCCGACCGGGTCACGCCTCCCACTGTTTTCGAGTAGGAGAGGTGACCGAGGTACTTGTCGCTTGCCATCGCGGTACGGACGACGTGAATGACGACGATCCGGGCGGCCGGGTCGTCGTCGGCGATGCCGGGCTTCCGATCGCGGATCCAGTTCGACGCCGCGGCGATCAGATCTGCCGCGTCCTCCTCACCGCCCGGCGGTCGGACGCGTCCACGGAAGACGTCGTCAGTGGTGGCGAAGTCCGCCATGGCGCACCCCCTCAGTCCAGTTCGGCGATGAGGTCACGCTTGTCGAGCGCCTCAGCGTCGTCGCGGTCCATGCCGCGTGCGACGGCGTACTCGACCCAGATGGCCTTGGCTGCCGCCTGCTTGGGGCGCTCCGCTTCCGCGACCTCGACGGGCGCGGCTGGCGAGTCGGGCTGGTCCGCCGAGGCTGATGCCTCTGCCGGCAAGGCGGTCTCGTCCGCCGCCGCAGGAACCACGGGAGCGCTGTCGTCGGCCGAGCCGGGGGTGTCGTTACCGGACGGTGTCTCGTCGTTGCCGCTGGCCTCGTCTTCGGCCGCTTCCGGCTCGACCGGAGAGATTGCGCCGACCCGCAGGAGTCGATCCACGTGCTCGTCCGGCACGTCGACCACCGCACCGCGGCGGTGCCGGACGTAGCCTTCTGGCGGTCCGACGGGCTCCTCCCAGAAGCTCGCGACGATCTCGTGCCGCGCCATCAGGCGGAGATTCCCGTGATGGTGAAGACGGCACCCGGGTTGTCGACGCCGAGGATGCGCTTGCGGAAGGCGTCCGAGCGCCACGACATGTTCGGTCCGCCCGCGCCGGAGTTGCCGCCCTCCTCGTAGACGGGCGTCATCTGCAGCGGGTAGGTGTCCGAGTAGAACCCGGCGACACCGGTCTCGAGGACGATCACCTTGGTCGGGTCCATCCATCGCGACCGCAGCACCTGCAGGCCGCAGATGGTCTGCGGGAGAGTGCCCTTGTACAGCGGGTTCTCGGACGCGGCGTCGCCGATGTACTTCGACTGGATCTTGTCGTTGCGGATCAGCGTGGTGATCGCGCGCGGATGGGCGAGGATCGCGTTCGGGGAGTAGCCGAAGTTCTTCGTCTCGTCGCCGCCGAATCCGGCGGCCTCGATCTCCTCGATCGCGTCGAAGATGTCCTTCGCGGGGTCGCCGGTCGATCCGGTCCACGCCGCGGCAGCGGGTGCGTTCGGGGTGCTGGAGGCGTTGAACGCAGCGAGGGCAGCGTTGACGCCGGAGCGGATCATGGTGCGCTGCAGCGCGGTGATCTGCTGGGAGACCCGGTCGACCTTGTTCTCGTGCCGCATCTCGTAGGAGATGCGGACCGCCTTGGCGGTCTTCTGGCCGATCACGCTGCGGACCTTGCCGTCGCCGATCGTCGAGACCGGGATCTCGGCGAACTCGGCGACTTCCTCGGCGTCCTCGTCGAGGTACGGGTCGGCGGCCTCACGGAAGGCGACGACACCAGATTCGTTCGAGCCGCCGTTGCGGAACAGGGCGGCCTCGACGAACGCGCCGTCGAGGTAGTTGATGACGCGCTGTGGAATCCAGGTCGGATCCTTGAGCATCGAGTCGACGGTGAGCGTGTCGCCGTCGTAAGCGGACGTGATGTTCCTGGGCATGTGTCAGAGCCTCTCGTTCAGGCGGAGGCCGGGACGAAGGGCCCGGCGAGCTGGGTGCGGACAGTGGCATCACCGGTAGCCGACGCCTTGACGGCGATACCGACGCACTGGGTGCCGGTCTTGGCGACCTTGCCCGCGGCGGCGGCGTAGACGGGCTCACCGGTGGCGAACGCGACTGCGGTGGCCTTGGTAAGGGGCAGTGCGCCGACGGTGTGGACTGCGAGGGCACTGGGCAGGCCGTGGGACAGGTCGTTGTCGGTGCGGGCCGCGGCCGGTGCGCCGGACTGTGCGACCGCTCCGTAGGGAAGATCGGCTGCACCGCACGGAGCGATTCCGGTGGCGCCGAGCTTCACGACGTGGAACTTTTCGACGGCGGTGGCGACCTTCTGGGTAATCGGGCCGGTGCCGAGGGTGGGGTTGGACATGGTGGGTGCCTCCTCAGAAGTGGTCGCCGGCGCCGAGACCGACTCGGTCGGCAACGGCGGTCAGCGCGGTGGTGTGGTCGTCGTTCTTGACGGCGTCACCGTCGTGTCCGACCTCGGCGACGGGGATCACGTTGGCGGGCATCGCGTCGATCAGCGCGCGAGTCTCTGCTGGTGCGGCGGCGAGCAGCTTCTCGTAGTGCTCGGCCTTTGCCGGCGGGAACTTGCCTGCCTTGATCGCGGTGTCGATGTACGAGCGGGATTCGGCAGCTTCCTGTCGGGTCCGGAACTCGCGACCCGCGGCAACCTCCGCCTGCATCGCGGCGAACTGGTCGGCGTCGACAGTGACGACACCGGCGCGTGCCTCGATGCCGGGACCGCTGCGGTCCTCGGCCTGCTCGGCGAGCACCTCGTCCAACGCAGCGACCACGATCTCGTCCGTGGCGTCGGCCGCGGTGCCGAGGCGCTGCGCGAGGACTTCCTTGAGGGTGGGCATGTCGCCCTCCTTCCTGTTGGTGACCTCTACCGCCTCGGCAGAGGGAATCCGCGGCGCCGGGGCGTGGTCCCGGCCCGCGAAGCGGAAATGCGACAGGTTGAATGCCGCGGTGGGTGCACCGCTGTCAGGCGCGCTGGTGCCGACCTTGTCGGCGAGACCAGCGGCGACGGCTTCTTCGGCGGTGAACCAGGTTTCGGCGGCGACGAGTGCGCGCCATTCGTCGAACTCGCCACCGGCGCGACGCGCGTACAGCGAGGTGATCGAGTCGGTCATCTTGTCGAGACGATCGGCCTCGGACCGCAGGTAGTCCGCGGAGCCGGAGGTGTACAGCCAGGCCTCGTGGATCATCATCTGCGAGCCTTCGCCCATGACGATCTCGTCGCCGGCCATCGCGATCACTGACGCTGCCGAGGCGGCGAGGCCGTCGATGCGGACGGTGACGGTTGCCGAGTGCGCGCGCAGGGCGTTCATGATCGCGATGCCGTCGAACGCGTCGCCGCCGGGAGAGTTGAGCCGGACGACGATCTCGTCGGTGTCGAGGTCCTTGATCTGGTTGGCGATCGACTGTGCGTCGGTTTCCATCCAGTAGCTACCGATGACGTCGTAGATCATGATCTCGGTAGCCGCGCCAGCCTGGGCGTTGATGCGGCACCACTCTCGTGAGCGACTCGGCCCGCCGGCACCATTGCGGATGGTCATGCTGTCTCCTTGGGTTTCGGGAAGTCCTTCGCAGGCAGGTCGAGCCAGCGCCGGACCTGTTCCTCGAGTGAGCGGTCGGGGATGATCACGCCCGCGTCGACCAGGGTGCGCAGTGCGGTGGCGATCGCCACCGGGGATTCGCCGATCTCGTCGAACACGATCTGCGGCGCGGCGACCGTCTCACCGAAGTTCCAGTCGACGAGGTCCTCGACGATGTACCGGTTCGCGGCGTCGCGGACCATCTCGGCGACGGACTTGACCGCGGTGGTGAACAAGTCGGCCTGCGTCGACGCCAGGGCGTACGAGCCACCCTGGCCGTCGAGGTTTAGGAAGTGTGCGAGTGCGACGCGGCCGATCTGCGCGTCGTGGTAGTCGATCGCCGGCCGTGGGTCCGGGAGTTCCCCGGTTACGCCCATCAGCGCGAACTTCGATTCGTACGGCAGCGAGGCACCGGCGGTGTCGCCCGCGCGGTAGGCGTTCGCCATCCGGCGACCCTTCTCGACGTCTTCCGGAGTAGCGCCCGGCTGGTTGGTGTAGACCGGGACGCCCATGCCGTTGCGCTCGATGGTCAGGGCTTCGAGCTTGAGCAGTCGGTCCTTGAGCATCCAGTTCTTGTAGGCGGCACGGAGGATCGACTCGCCGCCCCAGTTGCTGCCTTCCCGCTCGTGCACATACGCCACGAGGCGGTCGACCGGAATGACGATCCGGCCCGCGTCGGAGGCGCGCACCGACCACGTCGCGGCGGGCGGTCGTTGCTCGATTCCGACGAGCCCGCCGTCGCGCGCAACATGGATGTCGGCGAGGGTGGACGGCATCCGCGGCGCGAGCTTGCGCAGCCGGTAGCGGCGCGCCTGCTCGTCGAAGTCGACGACCTGCTCGAAGTACATAGCGCCGAACGGCAATGCGAGCAGCGCCATCCGCAGGTGCTCGGGCCACGAGAACCGCCGCTGACGACGTGGCTTCGCGACGTCACCTTCGGCGCCGACGATCGGCAGTCCGAGCTGCTCACCGATATCGGCGACAACCTCCGGGTCCGCCCCTGCCGGATCCAGACGCCACTGTGTCGCGAGGATCGGCAGCGTCACCGCCTTGAGCACGGTGCGCACCTGGGCATCCTGCCGGCGCATCGCGTCGAACGTCTTGAGGCACTGCGGCCACCGGAGTTCGAACGCTTCCTCGGGGTCGATCTCCCGGTATCCGCTGTCGGGATTCGCGACGACGTAGCCGAGCTCGCCCGGCGACGGTGCCTCTACGGAGCTCACCATGACACCTCCATCAGGTCACCCATCACTGATTCACTGCTCGGAGTCGGCTCGAATGCCAGCTCCTGCGGGATTTCACGTTTCGGCTCGAACTGGCCCAGACCCCACAACGCATTCGATGCGGCGACCACCTGGCAGATCGTTCCGGAGGTCTTGCGGGCCCAGGCGACACCGCCGCCGTCGCCGATCTCGCGCAGCTTCGCGGCCGCGAGTCCTGCGGCCATCCGCTCGTCGTCGTCGTGCGAGATGGTGGACTCGTCGACCGCTGTGAGGAACCCCGTCGTCGAGGCCATCACGTCGGAGACGCGCATCATCTCGGGCTCTATGCCCGCTCGGCGCAGAGGCTGCTCGAGCACCTGCGCCGTCGACTTCGGGTCGATGACGATCGCGACCGGGTCGCCAGCTTCGATGCACGCCTTGAGATACGCGACGACGGTGCGAGTGTCCGCACTGCCGTGGTAGCCGATCTGCAGGTGTGCTCCGTCTGTGGTCTTCGCGGCCGCCACGATCGAGCAGGTGCGGTCACGACTCTCGCGCTCCGGAGACATATCCACGGCCAGGCACGTCGTGCCAGTGAACCGCGGCTCACCGCTGTACAGGCTCGACCACACGCCGTCGTCGACGACCTTCTCGTCCTCGCCGTCATCATCCGGCGGCCAGATGCCCATAGCCTCACGCCGCCACGAATCCTCGTCCGGGATGTTCTCCCGCATCCGCAGCATCGACTCCAGCGGCGTGCGATGCGGGTACGACGGGTTGAATGTGCCGAACTTGGACTGATCGTCGGGGTCGGTGTCGGGATCCGCTGAAATCTCGACATAAACCTGGTCGCGGGTCAGGCCGTCGAGCGCCTTCTTCCGCTTCGACCCGAACGCCTCACCATCATCGGTCGGCCGCGGTGGCGTCCCGATGAAGAACACCAGACCACCGTGCGGGTGCTCCGCAGCGTTCGTCGCCGGCACCATGTCCTCGAGCGCCTTCACGCCGAGGATCTGCGCCTCGTCGAACACCTCGACGTCGATCGCGTCCATGCCGCGGCCGAAGCCCTGCTCGCGGGCACCGAACATGATGATGGACCCATTCGCGAAACGGATCTCCTGCTCACCGTTCGCCGTCCGGATCCCGTTCGCCGCGATGTGCGGCCACACCTTCTTACGCCGCACCATCGACTGCATCGACCGGAACGTGTTCGTCGTCGTCCGATTGTGGTGCGACGTCCAGATCACCCGCAGGCCCGGAAACTCCAAGCACATGCCGATGATCAGGTTGCCGACCGTGTACGTCTTGCCGACCTGCCGTGGGATCGAGGCGACCACGCCACCGATCGACGCGGCGTACTTCCCGGACTCGCGGCACCCGAGCGAAATCTGCCCGAACCCTTGCTGCCACCGGTCGAACGAGACACCCACGTCCTGCAGCCGCTGGTACACCCGCGGGAACTGCGACGTAACGATCCCGTCCGGGATGATCAGATGCCGAGCGACTTCGGAGAGCTTCCGCTCAGATGGCTGAAGCGTCGTACCGGTCATCGACCGTTCCCGTCAGTAGCGGGTGCTCCGGCTGGATCTCGCGCAGCGCTGCCTCCAGCTCCCGCAGCCGGCCGGGCGCCTCGTCGTCTTCCCGGGCGTCGATCGCTTCGATCTCGTTCGCGATGTCCTGCAGCCGCTTCGTCAGAGATGCCAGGTCACGCGGCGGGCAAGCCGCGTTCGTGACAGTCTCTGCAATCCGATCGCGCATCGCCACCAGCAGGTCCCGATGCGAGCCGGACTTCGCTGCCTGCGTAACTGACAGCGGCTTTGCGGGCACCGCGACCTCGTCGTCGGCGACCGCCCGCAGCGATGGAGGCTTCTTCGTGGACACGTGGCATCACCTCCCATCGCGGGGTGGGCGTGGTGGAAAAACGCCAGAGAGAGATTCCTGACTGGGATGCGTTGCGGTCAGGAGCGCGGCGTTCCCAGGATTTTGGGGTAGGGGTGCCGCGCCGCCATCCTGCGAGCCCTCGACCTGCGGCCTGCCGTCAGGTTGAGTGTTTCTCCAGGTCAGGAGCCTTGCCTAAGCTCTTCTTCACCTCGTCGAGTTCAGGCCACGGGAATGCCTGCGGGCGAGGTCGTTCGCGGAGGACGGGCCGTTGATGGTCGCGGCTGCCGTCCTGGCGAGACCGGTTGCACCCGCTGCATAGGAGTCGGTCCGCTTTCGTGCCACCTTTGGATCGGGCCCGTGAGTGGTCGGCTTCGAGTGGTTTGCCGTCCCAGTTGCGTGCAGGGTCGCGGTACATCGGGCGTCCGCACCACCAGCACGGTGTGCCGTCGACGTGGGCCTTGAGGAGGCGCTCACGTTGCTTCTGGTGTTCCCACCCAAGACCGCGGTCAGTAGTGGACTTCACCCGCCGACCTCGGACGGGTAGCGCTGCTCGAGCAGGAGTTCCATCTGGGGTTCAAGCACCGACAGAGCGGTGAGGTCGCCAGCCTCTCTCGCATGCTTGATCTTCGCGCTGATGTCGATCAGTTGGTCTTCGAGGCTGGGCATCGCTACCTCCCGAGGTACATGCGGCGTATGCCTGAGACCCACCAGCGGTGGCAAGTGAGGCCCATCCCATTGGATATGCGTGCAACCAATGGGATGAGCGGTGTCCGGTTCATCGTGTTGCAACCCACACGAGGATGCGGTTGATGGTCTCGAAGGTGCGGTCGAGCAGGGCGCCGAGTGTGTCAGGCACGGGGCGGCCAGACCCAGTGGTTGTGCAGCCCCACGCCCTCGTGGCGTGAGGTTGCCCAGTACGTGTCCGTGCCGTCGAGCTGGACGCTGAGATTGACCAGGTCGCCATCCCAGACGCGGACGATCAACGCGGGGTACACATCACCAGCGCGGGCATCGTTGCCGTAGTGGGCGATGTAGCCCGTGTCGCCATATCCCTCCGACTTCAGATGCTTCTGAAAGTCGCTGCGGCGCTTGTTGATCGCTTCGGCGTCCTGCTCGCTGAGCGTGTAGTGGACGATGCGGCCAATGCTCGGCTTCATGCCTTCTCCTCGATCGGTGGATGGTGGTGAAGAAGATCCGCTCGCAGCTGCGCCGGGAAACGGGTCGGCGCGTGCTTCGATTCCGGGTCCTCGCGTTCGCAAGACGAGGCCGGTGACGTTGACGAGCGGAAGACTGCGCCCCACCCGACCGCGTTGGCAGTGAGTGGGGCGGGCGCGTTGTTTCCGCTGCGAACGCGCTCGCGCCATGACCGGAGTCGGCAGCAAGCAGGCGGGGATGCAACGGAGATCCAGGCGCGCCCCTGGACGTGAGGGTGTGATCGAAGCCATTCATCTGGACGTTGCGGAAAACCCCGGAAGAATGGACGTGCGGCCTTTCGTCGCTTCAAATATCGAATGAACGGAGCCAATTATGGCTAAAGACCTGTACATCATCGGCCTGCATGGGATCACACGTCCTCAGGGGACCGACCGCGTGTATCACCATGTGAGTTCGCATGTCCGGGGCGGGACTCCCTGCGACTGTGACCGTCCGATTCGCCTGATGACCAAGACGACTGCGACGCTCGCCGGGAACTGCCTTCTGGTTGCCGTGGAGTGATCATGCTGGCGAGACGACGAAGGCGCGAGGGTTTGCATCTCTGCATAACTCTCGCGCCTGCAGGCGTCAGCCTAGCATGTGGGGCGTGGATAAGGAGTTACGACACCGCCCACTCCTGCCGATAGTCAGGGTGCCCGGCGTACACAGAAGCCATGTGCCGCAAGGCTGTGAGTGCGGGAACCGGAATTAGATTCTGTGGCGTGACCCATTTCGGCCAGTGCGTGAGGATGTCGATGGTGGCTCGTTTCGCCTCGACCTCGCGCAGGGTGCGATCAGGGTCCTGACGTGTGATGTGTGCGCCGTTTACTGGCCCCACCTTGTCCGCGATCCATGCCCCGTCTCCGCATTCGTAGACGATTCCGCTGATGCCGCTGGTCTCGTCGTACTCCCAAATCGGGTCGACGTGGATAGCCTTCGCGATCGCTTCGTCCTCGTCGATTCGAGCGTGTAGGAAGTTCAGGATCTCGTTCACGCGCCGATCCTCCTTGATCGTCGAGGGTTCGCCAAGTGGGCGTCGAGGACTTCGCCGAGGATGAAGATCTCCGCACGGGTGGCGATGACGCTGCGGACGGCGTGGATTGCTCCTTTGCGTCGGAGGGTGTTCACGCGTTCAGCAGTGAGACCAGCGTACTGCTCCCCCAGTTCGCGTGCCGCTTTTGCGATGCCGTCTCGGTGTAATTCGGTGTTGCGCGCTGCGATGTGCTTGGCGTCGTCGATACGACGTGAACGCTCGGGTGGCGAATCCGTTGCTCGACGAGCCCTTTCGAAGACGGCCCGGATGTCGATAAGTGCGCTGTCGGCACCTTCCGTCATGGCGAGGGAGACGATGTGCCGGTCCAGCCACCGGGCGATGCTGACAGTGGCGTTCGTGCCATCGTAGTCGATGCTCCGTTCCTCGCAGACGTGCCGCACCCATCGCGCGAGTTCCTGGTGCAGTTCATCAGCGACTTCAGAGGCCTTCTCGTTGTAAGGAAGCGGCTGCTCTCGGTCGCCGGTGCTGATTCGCAGTCCGCCTCGTGAGGGTCGGTCTTGCCTGGTGATGCTGATGGCCAGGTCTTCGACAAGGGGTGGCACTGCACGCAGCAGGTCGACAAGCGCTCGCTGGTCGATACGCGGAAGGTAGAAGTGGTCCGCCGTCATGGTCGTGGCTCCTCCAGCCTGAGCTTGGCGAGCGGGACGGACACTGAGCGTTCGTCGGGGCGGTGGAGTTCGGCGTAGGCGATAGGGTTTCGGCGGATCGCTCCGACGCGCCAATACTTGCCTTCGTGGTAGGCGGTCTTCATGCGGGGCCTCCGTCTTCTGCGAGGTAGGCAATGGCGGCGAGATCGCCGACGAGTTGCTTGAGCCGGTCGGGCCTGTGTCCGGACCAGTGTTCGACGCCTGATTCGAGTCGGACGATGACGACGGGCGTTTCGAGGTGGCCGAGCTTCTTGAGGTCGTCTGCGGCGGTGGGGTCGTCGGCGAGGTCGACGCTGGTGTACTCGACTCCGAGTTCGTCGAGCTTCCGCTTGGTTGCTCTGCAGGGCATGCAGGCCGGTGAACTGTAGACGGTGACGCTCATGCGGGTAGCTCCTTCGGTTCGTCGCTGCAGGTGATCTCAAGCCAAAGCTCGGGGGTGCGACTGCGGGGTTGATGGATGATCGGTTCGGGTTTGGCCATGTGCTGTGGGATGTCGTCTGCGACGAGTCCGTACCCGGGGTGTTTGGTTGTGCCGGCGGCGAGTGCGTCGCAGATCGGTTTGAGGGTGGCGATGAGGTTGTCGGTGTCCCGTCGCCGTTTGTCGCGGGGCCGGTAGTGCAGCTGGACGACCGCGTGGCCGACGTTCAGGGGCAACTTGGCATGACGGGCCAGCCGGAGGACGTCTGCGCGGATCTGGGCGATCTCACGGCTCTTCGCGAACACCGCCCCTGCGGAGGCCCCTCGGTCGTTCATCGACAGCGGCGGCGCCGTCCAGGGCAGCTGGATTCGGTAGGTGCTCATTGGGCGGCCCGCTTAGGCAGGGTTTCGCGGATGAGGGCGATTCCGCGCTTCGCGCGTTCGGCGGTGTCGGGGTCGTGGTCGCAGAGGGTCAGGCGGTCGTAGCCGTCTTCGTCGCAAATGTCGCAGTCGGCGATCGCTTGGGCCCGGTCCTCTGCGCGCTGCCGGACTTCGTCGGACTGTGCCCGTGCGGTGAGGCGCTTCTGCTCGGCGTCCCATGCGGTTCGGGCCTGGCGTGCGTCGCCGCAGGCGCGGCACGGGGCGTCGGTCCCTTCGGGATGCTTGGAGCAGTGGGCTGGTGGTGGCTCGGTGCGTGTCGATGGTCGCGCGCGCACGCGTCCCCCAACGTAACCATCTGCAGTAGGTGACTTAGCAACCTCAACCTCAACCTCAACCACAACAGACCCTTCCCCGAACCCTTCCGGGAACCCTTCGGTGAAGGGTTCTGTTTCCCCAGGTCGCGAGAACCCTTCCGAGAAGGGTTCGGGTAACCCTTCGGGGAAGTCTTCCGAGAAGGGTTCGGGTAACCCTTCGGGGAAGTCTTCCGAGAAGGGTTCCGAGAAGGGTTCAACCGCCGACTCGGCCAGCGTTCCCAGATGCGCAACCGCATCCCGGTGCGCACGTTCGAGATTCAGCCGCAGACGCTTCGTCCCATCACTCACACCGTTGATCACCGGCAAGTCCACCCGGGTCAGTTCCGCCGCAAGGACACGCGCCAACTTCGGTGACTCCACCTGAGCCGCCGCACGAAGAGCGGACAGCATCACGTTCGGCATCTTGTGGACCTCGTCGCGGCGCATGAACGACCGCACCAGCACCTCCCCGGTGTCGTCATCGGTGAACACGTAGTCGTTGCGCTCCAGGCGGATCAGAGCCGCCTTCGCCTCCAACTCCGACGGCATGCGGTCACCCTCGCGGATCGCCTTCCGCCACCGCTTGAAGTTGATCGGCGTCACACCGGCATAGTTCAGCGAAGGCTGCCCGAGCAGCGTCATGTACAGGAACTTGTCGATGTTCAGCTGCGATGTGAAGTGATCGTCGGTGAACATGGAGAACCAGGCCTTGCCGTATTCGCGTGGCATCAGAGCCTCCCTTCCGCGTTGTTTGGTGTCACCACAGCGTTGGCTCCGGTTCAGTGACGCCGTGCGCCAGGATCTGATCGACGACACGCGAAACAAGGGCGATGCCAATCTTGCGCTGGCGACGCGCTTCGGCCCTCAACTCGGCGGGCAGCGATTCGACCCAGCGGGTGATCTCGGCCCACGTGAGCGTTACGCGGTGCTCCGGGGCGTCCCGCTTGCGCTCGTGCATGTAGTCGCCGATCTCGCTCATCGCGAGACCCCACGAATAGGTGATGCGCCACACGCCGGCGGCCCGCCACTCAGGGTTGCGGGCGGTGCCACCGCCCTGGCTGTCGCGGATGTGCTTGCACCAGTAATCAGGTGCGTCGGCCAGGGCGAGGAGCTGCCACGATTCCAGCTCGGAGAAGAGCAGACGCTGGTCGTTGGTGAGTGTCACAGGGTTGCCTCCCACGGTTGCGATGCGCTCTCACGGCGCACGATGACGACGGGGCGCCGCGCCGGCCGGTACCGCTTTGTCAGCTCCCACGCGAGGTGCTTCACAGCCTCGAGTTCGCGGAGCACGTACTGGAACGGGTGCATGCAGCCCTCGTCGGCGATCCATGCGATGCCCCAGAGGTGGCGGTCGAGTCCCTTCGGCCACCCGACCGGGTGCTTGCGGGCGCAGTGCCCGAGCCCGGAATGTTCGCAGGGCGTCACGCTGGCACCCGCTCCCATGTCCACACGTTCGAGGCGCTGACGGTCACGCGGTGCGTGCCGGGCGGCTCCGGCGGTCCGTCGAGCCCGGCGAGCATCTGGTGGAATCGGCACTCCTCGAGCTCGTTCTCGACGCGCTCACGGAGCGGGTGCCGCACGGTGAACTCGTCGGCGCGCAGGGTCACGATGTGCTCGGTCTCGCGAACGTCGAGGATATCGGCGACCGCGGTCGGGTTCGGGCAGGTGGCGTTGCTGCACGCGATGTGGCCGCCGTAGCCTGCGAACAGCGTTGCGCCGCAGCCCATCGGGCAGTAGCCCTTCACTTTGATCGTCATGGTCATTCCCTGATTTCGTTGATTCGGTCGGCGAGCCACTCGCAGTAGGTGCGGCTGGTTCCGGGGTAGTTGCGGACCGGGTAGGACACGTGGTCCGGACCGAGGTACCGCTGGACGTGCTCGATCGCGATCCGGTAGCGGGCGAGGATCTCGGGGATCTGCCAGAACTGCAGACGCTTCACTTCCTGCCACCGGTCGTTCTTCAGGCGATCGATCAGATCCCAACCCCACGCGGCAGGATCGACCAGCGAGAACGCAGCCGACTGATCAGCGAGGGTGTAGAGCGCCTCGGAGGTACAGCAAGGGATGGGGTCCCGAGGGTCGGCGACCTGCCAGACTGGAAAGCTGGCCTGGATGAGCCGCTCCCCCGCAATGCCGTGCCCAGGTAGTCCTACCGACCTGGGCCTGAGTGGGTCCGCGAGGAGACCGACGGCGCGCACCGACAATCCGGGGTGCACGCCGCGCCCGACTTCAGCCGTTACGTTTCCGGCGAGTGCCCCGCCGGCTGAGTAGCTGAGCAGAATCGCGCCCGGGTAGCGGCGGATGTACTCGAGCAGCATCAGGCGCCCGGAGGCCAATGCCGCGTCGAAGGAACTACCTCCGATCCCCCCACCGAACGGGCCGTACGTTGCTTTCCATGGCACCTCGATCACCCGAAAGCGTGAGGTGAGAAGCCTTGTCACGTAGGACAGGATTCCGGTGTGCATCGGCTCGCCGATGCCGCGGCAAATGAGGACGGTGATCATCACATCAACCTCTTATCGAATCCGTTTGCCAGCCAGCCGAATGCGAGGACCGCGCCCATCCCCGCCCCCGCCGCCGTGAGGGCGACGGCGAGGGCGAGGGACGCGAGGGTGCGGGTCACGCGGGGTCACCGGCGGGCTCTTCGCCCGTCTCGAGGAAGAGGATCGTGGAGGCGACCTCGGCGGCGGTCAGATCCTTGACCGCGGTGATCTCGCGGCCGACGCGGGCGGTGAGGAACGACTTTCGTTCCTCGATGTTCTTGATGCCCGCCTTGGTGAGTGCGGCGGTGAGTCTCTTCAGCTCGTCCGCCGTGGCCGGTTCCGGCCCGGCTGGCTCGGTGTCCTTCGGCTGGTCCTCGGATGGTCGTTCTTCCTGCTGCGGTGTGGCCGCGGCCTCGGTTGGTCGACCACTCTCGATATCCGCGGCCGTGACACGGTGCGGAGGGAACGCCTCGTCGCGGGTGATCTCGCGGTTCTTGATCGAATTGAAGGTGATCCCGAGGTCGCCGAGGTCCTTCTCGGTCCAATCATCCGTGGCGCGGCCGACCTTCTCCTCGAGCTGCTTCCGCGTGACGCGGATCCCCTCGAAGTGCTCGATGCTGTTCGCGATGCGGGTGGCGAGGGGAATACCGCCGCCGTCCTGCAGGGTGCGGTGGCAGAGTTCGGATGCCTCCTGGACGAACCAGTTCGGGAGGACCGCGAAGATCGTCTCGCGGACGCGGCGGGCGCCGGCGTTGGCGTTGTTCTCGTAGATGTCGCGCATGTCGACGAGCTTCTTGGTGCCCTGCTTCGTGTCTCGCTTGTGCGGGACGATGAAGGTGATGGCGTTACGGGCGTTCGTTTCGAGATCCCAGGCGAATGCCTGCATCTCCGACTCGCCCTTGTCGTCGTCGCGGCGGAGCTCGGCGACACCGTACTGGATGTTGCCCCAGCAGCGGGCCAGCTCACGGGCGAGGTGGATCGACGGCCCGGTGATCGCCTCCGAGCCTCGGCGGTAGGTGAAGAACGCCCGCTCGGCGACCGCTTTCTGGGCGGTCGAGTCGCGCATCTCCTCGACGGCGAACGTCTTGCTTCGCCGGTTCTGCTGGGCGACGAGGACGGCGGCCTGGACCTCGGCGATGGCTCGGGACTGCTCGATCGCGGTGGCCTGGCTGACCTGTGTGCGTGCACCGGCTGGCTGGAACGCGGGCTGGTAGCGGGCAGGGCTGTTCGTCATGTGTGAGTCCAATCGGAGTGGGGTGTGGTTTGGCGGGCGCCGGTCACCACGGGAGTGAGTTCTCGTGCTGGCGCCGCCACCATGCAGGGAGGCTGACGAGGTGGACATCGTCGCTGTAGTCCGGCCACAAGCCGGTTTCCATGCAGGCGGCGAAGATTTCAATCGATCTGCGGTTGAGCTGCCGTCCGACCGCAATGTCGTCGGAATGCAGCTCGACGACGGTGACGAGGTAGGGCGGGTTCTTGTCCTGGACGATGAACAGGAACACCGGGTCGTCGGCGATGCCGAGTTCGATCAGGCCGTCGATGTAGAACGGTGCCTGCTGGGCGTAGCCGAAGTCCGCGGCCGACTTGGCGAACTTGTCCGGGTTCGCGGAGGTGCTCGACTTGTAGTCGACGATGACGGTGCGGCCGTTGATGGTGAGGTTCGGCATCCAGTCCGGCCGGCACCGGAGGCGAGCACCGGTGTCCGGGTCGTCCCAGTACATCGACAGTTCGGGGGTGCCGGACTCAAGGAGGGCCGCGGCGTGCCGGTTACGGCGGATCGCGGCGGCCATGGCGCGAACCTGCTCGACGTCTTTCGTGAGTAGCGGGGTCTTGCCCTGGGCGTAGATGGCGTCGCGTTCCGCCTTCGCCGCCTTGGTCATCCAGTTCTCGGCCTTCACCTCGACGATCTCTTCGCCCACACCGAGAACGAGAGTGTGCGCGGCATGACCGAGGTCGAACGCCTTCGTCGATTCCCGCGGGTTGTCCTGCGCGTACCGGAACTGGAATGGCGTGGATGGTGGGAGTAGGGCCCGGGCGCCAGACGACGAGAGCGATGCCTTGTCGCCGTGGTAGATGTAGTCCGGGATGTCGGCGTAGACGCCGATCTGGTCGGGTGCGAGCAGATCGCTCACGCAACACCGCCTTTCGTGTGGTGGTCTGGTCGCAACGTGAACTGGTAGCAGTTGTTACACATCCCCTTCGCGCCAGTGGTTTTCACGCCCGCCGGCCGCGGCCGGAGATCTGACCCACTGCGGTTCACCATCTGGTGGTTGCAGACGGCGCACCGCTGCGCGATCTCGGTATCGACGTCGATCAGCCCGAGCATCGCCAACAGGTCCGCTGCCTCCGTTGAGTCGGCGGCGTTCGCCGCGACAGTGCGCATCGCCCGTTGCGCAACCTCATCCGGGGTGTCCGGGATATCCCAGACCGCACGCTTCGCGTCGATCTGCATCAGCACTTCACCCCAGCCCGGTAGCGCTGGATTCCCCACACGATCGCGTGGAGAGACATCAGGTAGTGGTGGTCGTAGTCCGTCAGATCCCACTCCCAGGAGTCGCCGAACTCGAACCGCGAGCCGTCGGTGTCCCGCCAGTGAAAGTTGTTGAGCTGGTGACGGGCTTCGTTCTCGTCGTAGGCGCAGGCGAGAACGTCCTCGCGGATCGTCTTCCAGAGCCCCAGCGCGTCCGTGACGTCGTGCCGGTTCTCCATGAAGTACTCGACGACCTGCTTCTTGAACTCGTCCTCGGAGTACGTGACGTGCGGGTTGTTGCCGCGGATCTTCTGACCCCAGTAGCCGGGGTTGATGCCGAACTCGCTGGCGCTTTCCGCGAAGAACTCGAACATGTCTTCCTCGCGGGCGAAGTGGTAGGGCTCGACGTCCCCGGTGATGACGAGGTTGCTGGGCCACGTCACGATGTCGAACCAGAAGATCGAGCTACCGGGCGACTTGAACCGGAGGTGCCGATAGAGTCCGTCGTCCTTCACCACCGTCATCTCATGGTTCTCGACGTACGCGGCGAACATCCTCTTGGCGTTGCTCATGGCGTGACCCCGTTCTCGCGGTCGACCTGGGCGTCGCGCGCGTGGTCGGCCCGCGCGCCCCAGTCGGCTTCGCCGCCGTCCGGTCCGCGCTCCTCGGCCAGTTGCTTCTCGAGCTGATCGGCGGCGCGGAGCAATGCCGCGGCCACCTTGCGAGCGTCGTCAACGGTGTCGATCCAGCCGAAGTCGATGTGGATCTCATCAGCCTCGATGTGGACGAGGGCGTAGTCGCCGGCAAAGTGCTCCTCGGGGAGCTGCACGACGGCGTATCGGGCGAGGACGGCGTCGGCAATCGGCCCCCAGTACTTCTCGTTGAACTGGAAGGCCAGTGACTTGTTATCCCCGGCGTTCTTCAGAAGCTTGGTGAGTTCATCGCGGGTCGTCATGCCTGAGCCTCCTGGTGCCGTGCGCACTCGGCTGCCCACCGGCTGCCGTTCTCGTCGTCTTCCTCGATGTGCCAGCCTTCGGCCGACTTCTGGTGCCGTTCCTTCTTCGCCGGGAAGAACTCCTCGAACGCCTCGACGGCGGACTTGCAGTGCCGCTTCACCATCAGGCCGTCGATCTCGCCGTTGGGTCCAACGAGCAGCCAGTGATCCTTGCGGCGGGGCTCCTTCTGCTGGAGCGACGCGGCTTCCGATCTCGCCCGTGCGTTTTCGTACTTCGCGTCGACCTGCGCCTTGTACTCGGCGAGCGTCAGTTGCTTGGTCATGCGGTCACCAGCAATCCGTAGCCGATGAGGCCGAACACGGCGCCGAGGATCAGGCACAAGGCCCAGCCCATCCAGGAGTGCCACTCGAACGTGAGCCAGCCTTCGAGCTTGTCCCAGCCACTTGGCGCAGGTGCCTCGTCGATCGCGGCGGCGAGGTCGTCGAACAGGTCGGGCGTCGCCGGGTGCGGCTTCGCGAGGTTCATCGCGGTGTAGACGGCGCGGTCGAACTCGACATCCGTCACGGTCGGCTGCTGGATCCACACAGAACGCAGATCCCGCTCAACCTGGTCGTGGATTGGTGTGGTCATGAAGTGGTCATGCAGATCGTCGCCGTAAATGCGGGCGTCGAAAGTTGCTGTCATCGCAGTCTCGTTTCATTCACAAGCTGTGGATGGATGGTGTTGGCAGTGCTCGGTTCCGCAGGCACATCACCGGAATCAGCCGAGACGCCGACCAGTTCGCGGGCTTCGGCGTGTGTCAGCAGGCCTGCCTTGAACTCGGCGACGAATCGCTCAGCGACTCGGGTATGCGCGTCGACCAGGACCCGAGCCCGCTCGGTGTGAGGGACGTTGGCGAGCAAGGCGTCGAAGCCAGCCTCATGCCCGTCGCTCACGCCACCGCCTCGATCCGGCGGAAAAGCACGCCGATTCGGCCCGGAAGCCGCCAGCCTTCTACGCTTTGGGCGCCTGCGGCCCAAATAGAAGGAGAATCAAGTGGCGAACTACCTCCGCCTCTTCTACCCGGCGAATCCGTCGGGGAATACATTGACGAACTCGTTGACCCACCGACTTCCTGTCGGCTCCAACCCGGAGGCGGTGCGTCAGCAGTTGCGCGATGCGGATCCGAACGAAGTCGTCGAGGTTCAGATCGTGCTGATGGATCAGCTCCACGAGCAGACGCTGTATCTGCGGACATCGTCGTGGTCGGCATGGATGATTCACGACGCCGACGAGCCTGACTCGCCTCCCCGCTGACATCGGACAGCGCGGTCGCGGAGGACGTGTCGACGCCTTCCGTGACCTGCCCGTCTCCTACTGTTGGGCTGCTACCACCATCAACAGAAGGAGAAGAGCAGTGGCGACCCTTTCCATCAACGGTGCCGACTACGACGTACCGGACGATCAAGTTGTTGGCATTGCATCCTCTGTCCTGGATGCGCTCGACCAGGCGGCGACCAAAGGAGTCAGCGTCTTCCACATGCACAGCAGTGACGACGGGACGGGTCGGGTGTTTTTCGTGACGCCCAGTACACAGATCAGCATCGGAGGGCGGACGGACGTCCTCACGGTGCTGACCGATTCGATTCAAGCCGACCACTAGCGCGGTCGGCAGCCCCTCGCGCACGATGGTGCGAAACTCTTCGTGCGCGAGGGGCTTTGGCTCGACTGGCAACACGACCAGTCCTTGCTCCGCTAAAAGTCTTAGCGCCTCGTCTGCGGCAGGCGCACTCTCACCCACTGCCCGGTCGTCGCCGCGATGGAACTCCTCGTGCGCTTCAATGTCCTGACGCAGCTCGTACTCGTCCTCAGCGGTCTCTGGGTGGGACCCGCCGATCCCGAAATCGCAACTTCCGCAGCTGTAGAGAATCACGCCGACCACCTCGCAGCGTCGGCCAGCACGGTGTTCATGAACTCGTCGACGTCGGCTGCGCGCCAGTGCAGCGCGGACGTGATGCCCTCCCCCGCCTTGAACCCCTTCGAATACAACGGATGTGGGCCGTGCGATGCCATCCAACCCTGGGTGCGCATCTTCCGGATCGTCTGCGGCGAATGACCGGTGAGGTTCGAAACCTCACGGATGTTGAGGGAACGGTCACTCACGCGGCATCACTCAGCGACAGCTGACCTGATCCACCGAGGAGGTAGTGGAGCCGGGCAATCCCCTTCACAGTGACGCGGAGCGTCGGTGCGGGCAGCTCGTACTCCCCCGACTTTGAGTTCAGGAACGGCCGGGCTGGTCGCTCGTACAGTCGCCCCGTGTCGACCTGCTCCTGCCTGGCCTCCCAGCCGCCACGCGGATTCCGTGAGCGGAAGATCCAACGCTTGCTGTGCATGAAGTCGAACAGGCGATCACGGCCAATGCTGATGTTCGGATCCTGCGACAAGATCTTCGCGGCCTCGGCGACGCTGTAGTTGCCCTTCGCGTCCGCGAGGTTGTTCCACGCCCTCGCCGGTGCCTCGAGTGCGGCGATCTGCCGGTCCTTCGCCTTCAACGTCGCGGCGGCTTCGAGAAGTGCGGTGGCCATCAGCTCCGGACCGGTGAGCGCAGGGGCGGTCTCGGCCTCGTACGTCTTGATCGCGAAGTACGCCTGCGCGGCGGCGACTTCCGACTTGCGCGGGTCACCGTTCATTGCGACGAGGTAGCAGGCGAAGCGCGACAGGTGGTAGTTGACGCCCATCTGCCGGGTGCGGCCGAAAGATTCCCGGACCCGGGAAGCTTCCCGATCTGAGTCCTGCCCACCGTTTGCAATGCTGATCCGAGCGCGCTCGATAGCGTCCTCGAAGCGCTCCCATTTCTCGTAGCCGAGGAGCGGCATCAACTGTCGACCCGACCAGAACTCTGATCCACCAGGACGGATCTGCTTGATTGCGTCGAACGGGGAGCTGTCGCCGGTTGGCGTAATGTCAGTCATTGAATCTTTCCTTTCCAGAGGATTCGTCGAAGCCGTCCCGCCGCATACGGGGCGGCTTTTTCTATGCAGCTCGCGTCGCCCTCTTCGACACGGATTGAGTCGAAGTGGGCGACCTTCTGCCCACGAAAAGCGTTCCGGGGAGGACGCGGAGCGCCTCCTCGATCAGGTCACCGATCTGCCTCGTGCACGTTGTTCGTTCACCCGTGACCAACATGTGGATGAACTGACGAGAACAGCCGACGTAGCGAGCCAGGCGCGCTTGCGAGAAATCGGCGTTCTCCATGTACCGAACCAACAGATCGGAGTCTCGGACTTGCATCCAAATTCCTCTCGATCTCTTCCGCCGTGTTGCGGCATTCATGAGTGTGCCTTTCCCTGTTCTTGTTGTCAACGACTAGGACCCATAGCGTGGCATAGCCGTTGACGTTCCGTCAACATCTTCCACGCATGTAATTCAGCAGTACCCAGGTCATCCAGCAGATGGACGTGTCGCCTTCTAGTTGACAGAATTGCGCACAGTTGCGCGCGCAACCGGTTGACATCGCGCGCAACGGCGACTCGACTGCGCACCATCCATCCGGGAGGCTCCTGCTGTGCACGAATTCAGACGGTTCATTCAGCAAGAGCTCGACGCTCGCAGCTGGAAGCAGGCCGATCTCGCGCGCAGGTCTGGGCTAACCCGATCGCACATCTCGAAGCTGCTTCGGGATAGCCGAGACCACTTGGGGCAGATGCCAGATGCGGAGACGATTCAAGGCCTCGCAACCGGCTTCATGCTCCCAGAGGAAGTTGTTCGAACCGCCGCGTCGCGCGCACTGCGCGGATACTCCGATGACGGAACCGCGCTCTACGTAGACCTTTCCGGCATCTCAACCGACGCCTTGCTCGGTGAGGTACGCCGGCGGATCACCGCCAATTTCAGCGGCGAAGGGACAGCCTCCGCAACGGTAGTCGCGATCGAGGAGCAACCAGGAGATGAGCATGCAGACGAAGAGCAGGAATCGCGGACGGAAAAGGGCGGCCCGAAACAGCGCGGCACAGGCCGCAAGACGCGCAGCTCAGGAGCCCCCATGAAGCCCGCCGAAAACGTCCAGGCCGAAGACTTGACATTGGACGATCAAGGCGGGAGACCTGACGACGCGCGGAAGCAGGCCGACTACGCGTTGGCACGCCGTGCGGGTGAGACCGAGGAGCGTCGCCGACGGCGGATCGAGGGTGAGCCTTGGGATCACGCCGATCCAGAGGGCCCGGAGGACGGTGCGTAAGAACAGGTTCCAGCGAACCTTACCCTGACCCGAGTCACGACAGTTACCGACCAGTAAGTCGCCTTTCGAACACGCGTTCGAGTAGATTGTGGACCTACCACAGGACACCGACACGTTTGGACGGGGCGCATGGTTCACCGATGGCATCCATGGCGGCATCTTCAGCGGTGCTATCCGCACCTCGAAGTCACCTTCCCGAACTGCCTGAGGTTCGGATGCCTGGGCGAGTGGACCGCCGCCGGTATCGAGATCGACGGAACGTCTAACCAGCGCGAGCGACGGTGCACACTCACCCACGAGATCGTGCACATCGAACGCGGCCCGGTCCCCAATGACCCACACCTCGCCGTCAAGGAGGAACGCGTCGTCGAATGCATCACGGCGCGCAGGCTGATCAGCCTCGAGACGCTCATCGACGCCCTGGTGTGGAATCGGCTGCGAGTCGACGACGAGATGGCCGAGGAATTGTGGGTCGACCTGCCGACGCTGCAGCATCGCGTCCGCGATCTCACGGACGGCGAGCGCCGGTACATCGACCAGGAGCTCGAAAGACGGGCCTAGCCACACGCGGGAACTTTGTGTGATCGATAACACTTCGGCATTTCTGACGTGAATCTCTAGCAACCGACCGGCCGGTTCTGCAAGAGTGCCCGAGGCGGCACATAAGTACCCGAGACGACAACGGCGCTAACTGTTTCCGTACGTCACAGCTAGTACGCACTGCCGACCGATATGGATACAGAGCACACAGAGAAGGCATGCATGTCAGAGCAGAAGCGATCGTTTGTGGTGTACGAGGTCTCGGTGTCACCCCGCGGCAAGCCAAGGAAGACGCTCCCCCTGGACAACTTCGACGGCAAGGGCACATCGGTCCTTCGGCTATTCGCCAGCTACATGCGGTCGATGCCCAAGGACAAGCTGATCCAGAAGAAGGACCGGTATTTTGGGCAACCATTCGACGAGGAGACGGCAGGGTGCACGTATACCTCCAAGATCATCTCTGGAACTGCAGGGATCATTAGCGAGATCGCAAAGGCGAACCAAACAGGTCCCGGCTTCAAGCGCGAAGAAGACGACATCGAACGGATAACCTTCAACGTCCGATTTGTTCAGCCGCCCAAATCGCACGTTGGGTTTCTGATGATTGAACGAGTGTCGAACCGATCGGTGGGGCAAGCCTTCCGAACGATCTTCGTGAACATTCTGAAGCGTAGGTACCCGGAGATCATCTTGACTCTCGCGCGGACCGCAGAAACTGATGCGTGGAAAGCGGCGGAGGAGGCCGGCGACGCCGTGTCGGTGAGAATGGTCAAAGCCATACACCGTGGCATCGGAGCCAGTGCGCTGCAGGAGTTTGGGATCGGCGGCGTTACCAGGCCCGTCGGCGAGTATCACCAGGTTCTGAGGTTCCAGAGCGAGCCAGTGTCAGGAGGCTCACTCCGAAAGCTTCGCGAGTATCTGTTTCCCGCGCCGCCCCCTCAAGGGGTCTCGGTTGACGGTGGCAACATCAGCATGGTCGTGGCAGACGACGGTGGCGCAGATGAAGACGAGGCCGACGAACTTGTCGCCGAGGTGTCGTACCCTGGCGGAAAGACGCAGTCGATCCGCTGCTCGGGCGCTCGTCCCCCGTTGATCACGTACAAGATCGATCAAACGGACAGCGAGGATGCCGACACTGCGTTTCGTCGGGAGACGAAATCAGTTGTCGAAAGTCTGGTAGAGAATTCAGACAGCGAGCTGGCCGAGAAATGGGATGATGGGGAATGGAAGAACGCAGAGAGTTTGCCGATCTGGAAGGTCGACGAGTTCTATGAGGCTGCCGACCCCGTTGTATAACCTCACGCAGGATGCCGTCATCGACCTGCGGAACGCTGGATCCGGCGCGCTCCGAACGCGCTTGGTTCGCGCAGTGTTTGTGATCCCTGCGCTGGTCGCGATAGCGGCGTTTTGTGCGTGGCATTTTTGGGATAAGAGCATCACTCCCAGCAGCATGTTTCCGGCCGCGGCAATCTTCGCGGGCGCGCTGATGGGTACGGTCTCCATGCTGTTTACACGGGTGAAGGATGTCGCAGCGGCCCCCAAAGTCGCTGTCGGCCGAGATCCTGTTTACCAAGCGACAGTTGTCTTTCGAACCGCGCTGTACTGCGCAGAGGTCGCTCTATCGCTCAACGGCGTGCTCCTTCTTGCGGTTCTTCTTCCAGAAGGACTACCAGTCGAGGTCGCGGGCGCTGTCGCCATCGGAATGTTTGTGCACCTCGGCATGAGAGTCGCTCTGCTCCTTCAAGGACTTCGAGCGCAGATGATGCACATGGCAGGCAGCCGGGCTCAGCACCCATTGCCCAGAATCGTTCGCGATCGAACCGCATCCTAATTCTCCCGGGCGACCGGACTGGCGCCCGTTGTCGAGTGGGCATCTCTCCACATGAGAAGCCCCCGCGCTCATAGGTGGTGAGCGCGGGGGCCGAGGCGAAACCCGAACAGTTTCAAGAGGAGTGTAGTCGTGACACGACACGGCAATCCTTGGGCGGGGGCCTGATGCCCCGCCCGCCGCTCGCATTGGGCACGTGGGGGCACATCAAGCGCACCAAGGTGGACAAGGGCCGCTGGTACGCCGACGGCCGCTACCGCGCTCAGAACGGGCGCACCCGCCGGATCCGGCGGTACTCCCCCGAGGGTGTCTTCGACCGCGAGGGGGCGGCCGCCGAGCGGGTCCTGATCGAGGCGATGAAATCCGCGTGTGAGTCCACCGGTGATCTCGACGGCACGACCACCATCGACGAGCTGTGGACCGCGTACCGGGTGGAGCTCGTGGAGAGCGGCCGAGCGCCGCGCACGTTGACGCGGTACGACGACGTCGCGGAGTTCATCGGGGCGCAGCTCGGTGGGCTGCGGCTGCAGGAGGTGTCGACGCAGCGACTTGAGACGTTCCTGCGGTCGGTCGCGGAGGTGAACGGCGTCGGCAACGCGAAGTCGACCCGGTCGGTGCTGTCAGGGATGTTTTCGATGGCGACGCGGCTGGGTGTGGTGAAGGCGAATCCGGTGCGGGACACGAAGCCGCCGACGTCGAAGTCGGCCAAGCAGCCGCGGTCCCTCGAACCGGAGCAGTTGGCGAAGCTGTTGGTGGATCTGCGGCAGTCGACGATCCCCTGCCCCGCGGTCGGGAAGGGCGGCGTACCGATCCCGTCGAAGTACCGGGTGCCGAGCGTGGCGGAGTACTGCGCGAGCGTGGACCTGGTCGACGTCATCACGATGTTCGCGGCGACCGGTGTGCGGATGTCGGAGCTGATCGGAATGACGTGGCCGGGTCTGGATCTGCAGGCGAAGACGATCACGCTGTCGGAGAAGGCGGCGCGGGTGCCCGGCAAGGGGCTCGTGTTGGTCAGCCGGGACGACGACCCGAAGAACACGAACCGGACGTTGGCGCTGCCGGACTTCGCGATGACAATGCTGCGGGCCCGCAAGCTCGCCGCCCCGCCGAACGCGCATCAGGTGATCTTCCCGTCGAAGGCCGGCACGATCCGGGACGCCGACGCGATGAACGTGCAGTGGCGGCGGGTGCGTGCGGCGCTGGGCCTGGATTGGGTGACCGCCCATACGTTCCGCCGGACGGTGGCGTCGCTGTTGGACGAGTCGAAGATGGGGCCGCGGATCACGGCGGACCAGCTCGGGCACGCGAGTCCGTCGATGACCATGGACAAGTACATGTCCCGCGGGAAGGTGCGCCCGGAGGTGGCGGCGATCCTCGATGCTGCGGTGAAAGTGGAGAGTAAACGGAGAGTCGAGGAGGAACGGGCCCAGTAA